TTCTATACAAAAAACATTCTTCTGAATGAAGGACTTCGTGCATGGTTAGCACCAGTTGACCAACCACACGAGTCATTCGTATTCCCAGAAGAAGTTCTACCAAGAGGTAACGCATTGTGATTCAATCTCTAGGATTCTTACTACTTCGTATAGCAATAGGCACTATGCTTATTCATCATGGTTATGAGAAACTAGAGAACATTGAAAACTTTGCGGATGCATTTGTAAGACCATTGCATCTTCCATTTCCAATCGTCTCCTCATACTTTGCAGCATTTGCTGAGATTGTGGGGAGTTGGATGGTTATCTGTGGACTCGGCACTCGTCTGGGTGCCTTAGCAATCTTAGGCACAATATCATTCGCAATTTATCATGCTCTATTTACATCTGGATTTAACATTTACTTGTTGGAACTTTTAGTTCTTTACTGGGGAGGTGCAGCATGTATCGTTCTCAGTGGTCCAGGTATGTTCTCAATAGACCATCTCATAAAACGGAAACTTACAAATGATTAAATCACTGTTTAGTTTTATATTTGCTGCGGTGATGAAGGTGCAAGTCCCACAGTGGCAGGATGATTGGTCTAAGTGTGCGGTTGATGTACCAGACACAGCATGTCATTGGTACATTACTGCACCAGATAATACTTTCGGTGAAGGATTCAGTTGGGCAAATGCTCCATGGTTCAGTGCCGAAGGTCTCCTAGACATTGGAGAACTTCATGATACAATGACATCATTGCAAACTAACTCTTAAATTACTATGTTCTCACGATCCACTATTACTAATGCCCTGATTGCTGATGCACAGGGTAACATTGCTAAGGCAAAAGCAAACGTAGAAATTTATCTAAACTATCCCGTTGGTATTGGTGAGCACCCTGATGTGCTTGCTGCTATCCAGAGTCAGGTAGATATTATTGCTCATGAAGAAGAACGTATCTCCGTTATTGCTAAACACTTCGGTGATTCATAATGAATAACTTTGAAGTCTTCTTATATTTTGTATGCTTTGCTGCCATTGGTGGTGCTGCATTTGCTATGATGTGGAGTAACATTCAATCTATTAACATAGAGATGAGAACTCCTCCCAAACCAAAGCATCCTGAAGCACCTGAAGCAGGAGAAGAAGTGATGTATGTAGATCTTTCCAGAGAAAAACTAGAGAAACTTTACGAAGATGATTAGCTCAGAAACACCATATAAAATGTCTGAAATCATTCGTGATACTTGGCCTAATCTTTTTAGACCAATAAAACCAAGAAAAAAGAATCTTGACAAATGAAATCATTCTTGATATATTAAGGGGGTCAAATGACTCCCCTTTTTTTATGTATGATACCTAAAATAATTCATCACTCTGCCCCAAGAAGTAAAAAAAGGTGGCATCCAATATGGGAAAATTGTCTAAATTCTTGGTATAAAAATTACCCACAAGATGAATATGATCATGTCATGTGGGATGATGGTAAAATAGATTGTTTTATTGAAGAAAAATTTGAAGAATATTATGTAATATATAATGCTCTTCCATTTCATATAATGAAATTGGATATGTTTAGATTATGTTTGATGTATGAGTACGGTGGACTTTATAAAGATATGGATTACTATTGTTATGAAAATTTTCATAACAATATTATAAATGATATTGCTATAGTTAGATCTCCTTGTTTTGATACTGGTGAATATTTTCAAAATTCTTTGTTTGCATCTGCTCCAAAGAAAAAATTCTGGTTGAAGTGCATTGATAATCTCATAGAAAGATACAACTATTATAAAATACTTACAGATTGTACCAGTGAAGAATTTAATCGTTATGTTCTATCTGTTACTGGACCAATTTTATTTACCCACATAAAAGAAGTACATCCCAGTATTTTTGAAGAAGTTCAGGAATTGCCTAGTGAAATATACAATCCTTCAATTGGTATATACCATGACAAACAAGAAATGAAAAATGTTAAATGTATGCATTTTTTATCTGGACTCTGGGGGGAAGAATCTTTTAGGCAAATAAATCAGAATATGAATATTAATAATAAAAATATGAAAGATATGACTTGCGATACTTATAAAAGTATGAGAGGTATTGATATAAGTAATTTTGATGGATAATGAGGTTTATATATGCTAACAATATTTAATTACCTGGCGGCATTTTGGTCTGTTGTTATAATGAATTGTATTCATCCAGTTAACTGGGAGTATTGTTATAGGGTAGACCAGTGGTTAATTCCAGAACTTGTATATGGATGGAAACTAAAAACTGGTGAAATTCAAATTTATCAAAATGAAAAAGAATACTTAAATGAAAAGTAATGTCGTACCTCTATTCCCAACTCCTTTCGGAATATATGAATTGGATGTCGATTTGGATAGAATATATTCTTCATTATCAAAATTCAAAACATCTCCTAATTATCTTTTGAGTGGTTCAAAATCTAGTTTTGAAAGAGATGTTAGTATTTTATATGAAGATGAATTTTTTGATTTATTTGCAAAGGTACAATTTGCATTAGAGGACTATACGAAAACTGTCTCATTAGAACCAATAATTGTTACTGATAGTTGGTATAATGAAATGAGTATAGGTAAAAGATTAATTTTACATCGACATGAACATAGTGTAGTTAGTGGAGCATTTTATGTTAAGTGTGGTAAAAAATCTGTACCATTGAAATTTAAAAATCCATTAGCACCATATAGGATGATGGAATTGTATACAAAAATTCCATCCGATTATTCTTCTGGAGGAATGCAATTTCAACCAAGACCTGGTGTTTTATTTTTATTTCCTAGTTGGTTGGAACATGAAACTATTGAAGAGAAAGATGACAGGTGTGTAATCAGTTTAAATACAACATATAAAAAGGAGTTGCAAAGATGAGTTTAAAAGTTGATTTTAATAAGCTAAGTAATGTTCCATACATGAGGGATTATGCTAGTGACCCTAAGTTTCAAAAATGGGTTAATGAGTATGTTGATTTCTGGTCTGAGCAGACCGAGGAAGGTCTTGACAGTGTGGCATTGATTCGTGCAATAGAATGCACCAATGGATGCGTTCAGTATGCCTTCAGGGACGAGGAACCATGGGCACTGGACCTAGAGCAGACAAGACTATGCATGAAGACCTCTATGACCTTCATCAAAACAAAGAAGTTGGAATTGCCAGATGGAAGAGTGATTGAGTGTGACTCTTCTATAATTGATGCTTTAAATAAAGTTCGTGATATTTACATCAGAGGATTCAAGCAAGGTGATGATGATGCAATGATGGAATTCTATGCACAATCGTTGGCACAGTTTTTTGTTCTTGGTCGTGATAAAATTAATGCAAAATTTGACTGGGTTAATGAGAATTTAAATAGTGTATTTGGTGAATTATTTTTACGAGCAGGAAGGCATTATGTACTATCATATCTTGATGCATTAGATAAATGAAATACAGTAAGGTATTCGTTTCTGATGTTCACTTAGGTACTTCAGTATGCAGATCAAAGAATTTTTTAAATTTTTTAAAGAAAATTGATACTAAAGAATTAGTATTAGTTGGTGATATTATTGACATCTCTTACATGAAGAAAAGACCCTCAACGTGGAATGAAGATTCAATTAATTGTATTCATGAGATGATTAATTTATTGAAGAATGGGACAAAAATAACATACGTTTTGGGTAATCATGAAAAAGAGTTGAGGAGATATATTAACTTTACGCATGGTAATTTACATCTTTGTAATGAGTATTCTTTTATAGATGAAAAAGGTCAAAGAATTTTATGTACTCATGGTGATGGCAAATCTCAATTCTTAAAAGATGGATGGGAGCAAAATATATTTAATTCTGCTTATAACATGATGACTCCATTGAGCATATGGGCAAAGAGGATGTTTAACTTTTCTATTTTAAGTAGTATTAAAAAAACTGAAAAAGGAAAACAATTTATTGATAAGTATGAAACTGATATTGTTGGGTATACTAAGTCTTTAAAAAAATATGACGGTGTGATATGTGGTCATATTCATCACGCACATATTAAGGCATTTAAAAACTTAGTTTATATGTGTTGTGGTGATTGGGTTGAAACTTGTAGTGCTATCGTAGAAGTTGACGGAACTTATCAGATTAAGTATTATTAATTATAAATAATTGCAAGTTAAATCATTCTTTATGTTGATTGAACGGGATACAAATAATAATAAAAACCCCCTAGCACTCTTTGGATGCTTGGGGGTTTTTTTGTATTCAGTGAGTTGACAAGTACTTAAACTAGGACTAGATTTCTATGGAAATTTTAAATTCACCACAAGACTTCTTGTATAATTTGCATACATGTTCACCGAATGAAGCAAAAAGACTGTGGAGGAATTCTATAAAAGATAAATGGAATAACAAATGTGCCTATTGTGGGACAAAATCTAAACCATTATCTATTGACCATATAGTTCCACAATGTAAAGGTGGAAATGACCATATTACTAATGTAATATGTGCTTGTACTAGTTGCAATCACAGTAAAGGACATGAAAACTGGGAGCATTGGTTTAAAAGACAAAAGTTCTTTACAAAAGAAAGATACGATGCCATAATAGAATGGCAGAGACAACTATTAACAACAGATCTAAATTTAGTTAAGTATAAACCAAGGAGGAATAAAGTAGCATGAGCAACAATATTATAATCTACAGTCGTGACGGTTGTCCTTATTGTGATAAAATTAAAGCTATTCTTGACCAAAGAGAAATTCCATATACACTAAATGAGTTGGATGTGACTTTCACTAGGGATGAGTTTTACGGTGAGTTTGGAGTCGGAACGACATTCCCTCAAGTTCTTTACAATGATGAAAACATTGGAGGTTGCACTGAAGCAGTGCAGTATTTACATGAAAATCATATCATTTAAATGTCTCCGATAAATAAACCAGAAGCACCGAAGGTTAACCGAGGTGTGGAGTTGTTACTTAAGAATAGGAGGGAGAAGCAAGTTTCGGAACCAAGTCATAACGGATTTGAGATTTCAAAAGTGATTTCTCTTCTAAAGAGAGAAGTCAGAATTCAATTTTCTTTTTCTATAGTGAAAAAGGATTAGACTCTCGGAGGTAAGAACCATGTTAGCAGCAGAAATAGCAATTTTTTGTATTTTACCATTTTTATTTTTATTAGTTGGTGGTGTGGTAGGATGGTTAGCAAAAGATCATGTATACCAAACTCAACCGGTTTATATGCATCCAGAAATGTTTGATGAGAACGGAAATGTTCTACCAGATGAAATTTTAGCAGTACGATTTGAAAACAATTATGACAACGACGAGGAAGAAGAGGACAACAACTAAAGCTCCTACTAAACTACCCCCCAATCCATTATCTTTTGAAGTTTTGAACCTTGTTTCTAAAGCAAGGTCAAAAGCAAAGAAGGTAGAACTTTTGAAAGAGTATAGCCACCCCTCCCTGAAGGCATTATTCATTTGGAATTTTGATGAGAGTGTAATCTCAGTGCTTCCTCCAGGTGAAGTTCCTTACTTTGGGGATGAAAACGATTCTATTTCAACTAGGATTGATACTGCTGTTGAAAAGATGGGAGAATCGGGATCTATTGGTGCCACTGATGCAAAGCACACAACCATCAGAACAGAGTACACCAAGTTTTATAATTTTATTAAGGGTGGCAATGATGCACTTTCGTCTTTAAGAAGGGAGTCTATCTTTATTGATCTGCTTCAGGGACTCCACCCACTTGAAGCAGAAATTATTTGTCTTTGTAAGGACAAAAAACTCCAAGAAAAGTATAAACTAACTAGAGAACTTGTTAGTGAAGCATATTCAGATATTCGTTGGGGTGGTCGCAGTTAAATTCAAATTGAGGTATTAATGGGAAAAGGAATTAAAGTTATTCAGGGTGATTGTGATCCAACATTGGCACAAGATAAAACTCTACCCAATAATGCTTATTTGGTAGAGTATCTACAAGATGGAATAACCAAGTTTGATATTGTGATGGCAGGAAAAACGGTTGATATTTTTGATGATTACTATGATAAGTATAAGAAAGACTTCAAAAATATGACCCAAGCAGAGGGAAGAGCAAATCCTAAACTCTGGGGTATACAACCAAAGGAAACTAAAAAGAAAAAATAAAGTAAAAAAGGGGGGATAAATTTTCCCCCAAATTTTTTGCCCATTAGGGTTTTTTAAAACTGTGTTGTACAATACAGTTTGGCAGAACTAAATAATTATGGTAGACTATACCAGTCGTTCATCTTATGTTTAGCATACTGTTGGCACTGACTCTTGCCCATCACAATGACCAGTCTCCTTATGGGTGGCATATGTCATGTGAAAGGTTTCTACAAAGAAGAGTTGAGATTCAAATGGATCCCAACTTAGACCAACGTTCTAAGTATAATCTTATAGGTTATCTTAAATCGAAAGTGGAAGGTCAATGTACAGATGTATTAATATAGGACGCAAGTAAGTCGTAGGAACGGAGCGTTCATCCCATGTTAGAACTATTATTCTATTCAACACTCTCATGCACTCAAACTGATGCATTAATGCTGAAGATTGAGAGGAATGCGAATCTATCTCCCATCGTGAAGGTAGAGTTGATTGAGACCCTTAAGGACTCAGCACCAGAATGTGAGTGGTATTGGGACGCAAACGACTGAAGGAACGGGAAAACACGGATCCTCGGAAACGAGAGAAGGTTAATTTTCACCCAACTTCAGGAGTAACACCATGAACACACTAAACATGATCAAGAAGCAGATTCAAAAAGCATCTGCTGTTCACGACGCACAGATTTCTCACACTTCATATCGTGGTGTTGAGTATAATACACGTTGTGTAGAAAGTAAGGAAACCCATGGCACATTCTGCTATCGTGGACAGACTTACGACAAGTGATTTACTTGTTTAAAAGTTAAATAAGGGAGGGGTTGACTACCCCTCTTTTTTTGTGTAAAATTAGACGAGATGATGGTTATCAATGGATAAAGAAAAACTCAACCTAATTATCAGAAATATTGAGTTGCTAGTTGATTCATTAAAAGCAGAAGTGGATTCTGATGACGGTGTGTATGACATGTCGGATGAGGATAAAAAGGAGTATTTTAATAGATACGGACATCCTGATGATGATTATGATGAAGTTTTTAATGCTAATGATGTTTATCCTTATCCAGACTAATTTTTATGGGAAATATTACACACTTACAAGATTTCTTCCCAGAAGAAGACTATTTTGAAATTCTTAATACAGTTAATAAAATTAGTACTGAACATGAATATCATTTATCTTGGAGACTTACTGGACAAACTCAAAAAGGGAAACCTTTTTTCTGGAATTGCTCACTATCAGAAGAAGATTTTTTCGCAAATTATTTATTAGAAAAAATAAAAAAAAATATATATGATGTTACTGGTGAAACTATAATAAAGTGTGCTAGAATTTATTTAAATGGTGCTACGTTTGGACAGCAAGGGTATCTTCATGTAGATTCATTTGAATATACTTCAAGAACTTTATTAATCTATTGCAAACCTGAATGGAAAAAAGAATGGGGAGGTGGAACGTTATTTGACTGTGATGACGGTAGTGAAAAAATATTTTTTCCCAGACCAAATAGTGGTGTATATTTTGATAGTACCATTTTTCACCACTCTCAACCATCTTCTAAAGATTTTAATGGATTGAGAGTAACATTAGCATATAAATTGTATATTGAAGGTAATGACAAGTAGAGGAAAAGAATTAGTAAAGATGTTAGAACGTCTTGTTAAACAAGAGCATCTTTATGACGAAGAAAAAATTAGAGAGGTTAAATCTCAATTAAGAATTTTAAAGCAAGAAATTGCAGACTTAGAGAAAACACAGAAAAAAGGATTTGGAAAATGAATGTAAAACTTATTAGTGCTACCCCTGATGCAGAAAAGCATATGGGATATGTTGCCCGTGTGAGCAATCCCAATAATCAAGAGAATCCAAAGGTAGCAGGACTACTAAAGTATTGCATCAGTCACCAACATTGGTCTGTATTTGAGCAAGCATTTATGACTTTAGAAATCGAGACCACAAGGGGTTTGGCAGCTCAAATTTTGAGGCATAGGTCCTTTACATACCAAGAATTTTCACAACGTTATGCTGATTCTTCCTTACTCTCAGAGAAGATCCCTCTACCTGAATTACGCAGGCAAGACACCAAGAATCGTCAAAATAGTATTGATGATATTGACCCATTTACGATTCAGAAGTATCAAATATTGATGCAAGACCACTTTCAAAAAGGAATGGAATTGTATCAGAAAATGCTTAGTGAAGGGATTGCAAAGGAGTGTGCTCGATTTGTGCTTCCACTCGCCGTACCTACAAAACTCTACATGACTGGCTCAGTTCGATCATGGATCCATTATATAACTCTGAGGTCTGCAAATGGTACTCAGAAAGAGCATATGGATATTGCATTGTCTTGCCAAAAGATTTTTGCAGAACAGTTTCCTGTCTGTGCAGAAGCACTAGAGTGGGTCTAAATATTTTTGTATGAATTTATAAAGAATGGCAACTTATCCTGTAAAGCATATTGAAACTGGTGAAACTAAAGATGTAATAATGAGTGTTCACGATTGGGACCAGTGGAAAATTGACAATCCCGAATGGGAACGATATTATACTCCATATAATTCACCAGGATTTGGTGAAGTTGGTGATTGGCAAAACAAACTTATTCAAAACAAACCAGGTTGGAATCAGGTGTTAGAAAAAGCATCTCAGCAACCTGGGGCAAGAAATCTTAAAATTTGATATGGCTAGAAAAAAAAGAGGAGCATCGGACCAACCTATTGGGGTTGGCATGACTGCTAAACAGATGAAAAGAAAGAGACCATTGAATAATGATCTCCTTATTGATATTGAACCTTTAACTGATAATCAAACAAAACTTTTTGATTCTTACAACGAAGGTAAAAATATTGTTGCGTATGGTGCAGCAGGAACTGGAAAAACATTTATCACTTTGTTTAAAGCGTTACATGAAGTGATGGATGCAATTACTCCATATGAACAGATTTACGTTATTCGTTCTTTAGTTGCTACAAGAGAAATTGGTTTTCTTCCTGGTGATCATGAAGATAAAGCAGACATTTACCAAATTCCGTATAAGAATATGGTGAAGTATATGTTTCAACTTCCCACTGAAACTGACTTTGAAATGCTGTATGGCAATCTAAAGCAACAAGAAACAATTAAGTTTTGGAGCACTTCATTTGTCCGTGGTACTACTCTCGATAATTCTATTATTATCGTTGATGAATTTCAAAATTTGAATTTTCATGAACTTGATAGTATAATTACCCGTGTTGGTGAAAACTCTAGGATTATGTTCTGTGGTGATGCATCACAGAGTGACTTGATTAAAACCAATGAAAGAAATGGCATTAGTGACTTTATGTCAATCTTGAGAAAAATGCCATCTTTTGATATAATTGAATTTGGTCTTGATGACATTGTTCGTTCAGGATTAGTTAAAGAATATCTAACTGCAAAAATAGAACTAAATTTGAATGTCTAAATTTAATCATATTGATTTAAATCTTCCTAGATTGGAAAGAGAAACTATTGACGGAGTTAGGTTTTACAAAATTCCTGGAAAGGAAAATGTAAAAAGGCTTGTATCTATTACTTCAATTACTAGTCATTATAATCGTCAGATTTTTATTGATTGGAGAAAAAAAGTTGGTAATGCTGAAGCAGATAAGATAACTAAACGATCTACAAGTCGTGGTACTGACATGCATACACTTGCAGAAAATTATCTGCTCAATATTGAGTTACCTAAAGTACAACCTTTATCAGATTATCTATTTAAAATTGCAAAAAAAGAACTAGATAAAATAGATAACATCCATGCGATTGAAAATTCACTTTATAGTGATGTGTTAGGAATTGCAGGAACAGTAGATTGCATTGCAGAATATACTGGAGAAAATGGTAAACCTGAATTGTCTATAATTGACTTTAAGACTTCTAAAAAACCAAAACCAGTAGAATGGATTGAAAACTATTTTGTTCAAGCAGCAGCATATGCTTGTATGCTATACGAAATGACAGAAATTCCTGTCAAAAAACTTGTAATTATTATGGCCTGTGAAAATGGAGAGTGTGAAGTCTATGAAGAATATGACAAAGGGAAGTATATTAAACTTCTCGTCGAATACATTAGAGAATTTGTTGATAGCAAAACCAATTAATATGGACAAAAATATTAAAGACGCAATTAAAGATAAATTTTTATGTCCACAAAAATTTGCTCAAGACATTGAAAGCATTGTAAAAATTTCAAAGATTAGTTACATTGATGCAATAGTCACATATTGCGAAGAAAATAAAATTGAGATTGAATCAGTTCCTAAATTGATGTCAAAACCACTTAAAGAAAAACTTAAGTGTGAAGCAACCAAACTTAATTTTCTTAAAAAAACTAGTAGAGCAACTTTGAAATTTTAATTGTGACCCCTTTTGATGTTTATAAAACATACTTGGCAATGAAGAATCACTTCACAAAGTCAAGTTATGATTATTTTAAATACTGTGGAAAATCTAGAGCATCTATAAATTCCTTTCACAAAAGAAAGGACAGATACTTCTTTGAAAAAATGTCTAGACAAAAGTCTGACGATGAAATCAAAGCATATTTTGTCGCTAACTTTGTTGAATGTAATGATCCCGAAAGACTTTGGATTGGAGAAATCATTGCCAATGGAGAAGAACATTATGTTAATTGGTTAAAAAGGATTCAAAGCCTCACTTATGTCTTTAAGACAGAAAGTGAGGTTTTTATTTCTAAAGATAATCTTGATACTATTTTTGAATGTAAAATAAATCAGCATCCAGAAATACTAAAGAAGCATTTGCAAAATGCTGTAACTTTAGAAACAATGGTCATACTTGATATGATTCTTGGATATGTAAAAAGGTTTGATAAAAACATTACGGACCCTATATGGGAAACCGTAAGTCTAAGAATCAAGAAATATAAACCGTTCCTAAATATTGATGAGTCTAAATGTAAGCAAATTTTAAGGGAGATAGTATTATGAGTAGATTTTTTGATTCAGAAGTAGTCAGAGAATCTGTTATGGAACTTGATAATCTACAAGAAAAAATATTTGAACAGTTGATGACTATCCCTTTTGCTGGCAGTCCTAAAAAGAAAGAACATCTTGATTTAATGCGAGAGTTCCTTGAAAAACAAAAGAATTTTATCTTTAGATTGTCACTTTCTGATGATCCAGAAGCAGTAGAATTAAAGGAAAGAATCTTAGATTCTGCTAAAATGTTCGGTCTTCCACCAGGTTCTAGTGTGAATGACTTTTTTGATATTCTTGAGTCTCAAATAGACGCACTTGAGAAAAGCCTTGACGACTAGGGTGCCCCTCTGCTAGACTTAATACGTCAATACGACACAAACATCTAATACTAATCAATACGGAGAATACAAATGTCTTTTGCTGATCTTAAAAAGCAATCCCGAATGGGTAGCCTCACTGAAAAACTGGTGAAGCAAGTAGAAAAAATGAACGACAAGGGCGGTGGTAAAGATGATGACCGTTTCTGGAAACCCGTCATGGACAAGAGTGGAGTTGGATCTGCAGTGGTTCGTTTCCTACCAGCACCTGAAGGTAGTGAACTCCCCTGGGCACAAGTTTGGTCTCACGCATTCCAAGGTCCTGGTGGATGGCTCATCGATAACTGCCTGACTACTGTTGGTCAGCAATGCCCTGTCTGTGAGAAGAATCGTGTACTCTGGAACTCTGGTTCTGATGCAGATAAAGAAGAAGCACGTAAGCAAAAACGCAAGTTGTCTTACTACGCAAACATTTATGTTGTACGTGACCCTGCCAATCCTGAAAACCAAGGTAAGGTTTTCCTTTATAAGTTTGGTAAGAAAATCTTTGATAAGATTATGGCAGCAATGCAACCTGAGTTCGATGATGAGCAACCTATCAATCCGTTTGACTTCTGGGAAGGTGCCAACTTCAAACTAAAACTGAAGAAGGTTGCAGGTTATTGGAACTATGATGCTTCTGAGTTTGCTGCTCCTAGTGCTCTCCTTGATGGTGATGACGATGCACTTGAGAACCTTTATAAAGGACTGCATGACTTGAATGCATTTGTTGATCCTAAAGAGTTTAAATCTTATAATGATCTCAAGAAGCGTCTTGACTACACTCTTGGTCTAAAAGCAACTTCCAAGATTCAAGATCAAGAGACTGTTGAAGAGGACGCACAATGGGAACGTGAACGCAAGGGTGACTTCTCTGAATCCACCTCTTACAATGCACCTACTACGTCTTCAGATGCTGGTTTCAACGATCTAGACATCAAGTCGAGTGGTGTAACCAGTTCATCACCGTTCTTGAATGCAGAGTCGTCTTCTAACAATGATGATGAAGAAGATGATGCACTGTCTTACTTCCAGAAACTTGCTGAAGGTTAATTCTGAAAATTGATTTTTGTTTACAAAAATCGTCCAAAAAAATGCCCCCCAAATTTTTTGTTTGGGGGGTTTTTTAATTTCCAGTTCTTTCGTTATATGCTCTCTTTGTTTTCTTATTTACTTTTTGAGAAGAAGTTTTATAATGCATCATATCTTTCATATCCCTTACGAATAATCCAGCAAATTCTTTTCTAATTATGTTTATAAATCTTTTTTTATTATTTTCTCGTATCTCATATTCTTGATTTGTTACTGCTTCTATACGACTTTTAATCGTTTCAATTTGCCCATTAGGATTTAAATATTCTACTATTTGACCATCTTCCTCAATGAAGACTTTCATGCCTGGTTTAGGAAAGTTCATTTACTCTGTTTCGTTTGTAAAGTTAAAAGTTGGTTGTAAGACACCATCAACTATCGTTCCAGTGAATTCAAATAATCTTGCTGGTATTCTCACTTTATTATCTAGAATAACGTCATCAATAGGAATAGTAAAATTAGAATCATCTCTTAAGTAGATGGTTAAATTACCACCCCATCCATTTGGCCAATTTGCCAAGTTATTTAGTATACTTATTTCAATAAACTCATCTTTATCAATATGAGTTGGAATTTCAATATATGATGTATTTGTATCAATATTTGTTATATTGTAATCTCTTGGACCACCCGATCTATTATATACTACAATTTTTTGATTTAGATTTACACTAACTACTGTATTTGCTTTTGGACTTGGAAATGAATTGGTAAAATATGATTTTGAATTAGTATTAGTCACTACAGTTTCAGTTTTAGATGTGTCTACTTGAAGACCACCAGGTATAACTACTCTTCCATACAAATCTTTAAATTCTACTGTTTCATAATGATGAACTTCTGCTAGTTTTTCTGGACCTCCATACTTATCAAGCATATAATTATTCAATGAATTATTATCTAATGGCCACTCATCATTTAAATTAATTATATTATTGGATATTTTTATAATCCAATCCAAACTGGCATCATTATAAAATCTTTTTGCTAGTGTATCTGGTCTATCACCATCTTGTATTTCATATTTTTGAAAGTTTGATATATTATTGAATATATCCTCCCTTATTTTGGGTCTTTTAAATAAATTTTTGACAGTAGAAAAATCTTTTAGAGAACCATTACCTTTTGGATTTTGCTGATATTGTACATCTGGTAAATTAGAGAAGTAAGACATTTTAGTAACCTATACTTGATGAATCATCATAATCACTTTCATATAATGGTTCAATTTCAGAAAATGACATTCCAATATTATAAGATACTGGCTGGCCTTCATCATATGCAGAAAATTGTCCATCTGGTGAATAATTAACAGCAAAATTTGTCAATGCACAAAATTTAAACTTATTCATACCACTAATTGGTTTGGCGTCTCCTGTTTGATAAGTTAATTTAAAGATATTTGGACTTTTTAAGAATGTTCCGGCATTTGTACTACCTTGTCCATCTGATTTTTTTGCTGCCATTCCCTTTTTGAAGAATAGTATTATTTTCCTGACCATTGCTGCTTCAGGTTTACTTCTTGGACTCATTCTGTAAGAAAAAGTAAACTCTCTTAATGTGACATTATTGAATAAAAGCTCGAGATTTGAGTTTGGAACAACTCCACTTCTTGCTAGTATTTGCTCTGCAGGAACATCGAAAGATGCTTGCTTTAATAATGCAGATGTTATTGAAGCTTGTACTTGCTGTAAAAGTGGACCTTGGATTGCATCCATTCCACCAGCATCAGCAACAACACGTCCAATTGCTACTGCTTGTGCTGGATTAAACTTAGCAACCATATCCAGTCCTGCTGATAGCAGACCAGTTACTGTTGATGTATTAACTAATCCTGATTTTACGTCGTTGGACATCATTGCAGTTATACTAGCAGTCAAATTATTCATTTGATCTGCACCCCATGCAGTTGCATTACTATCTGCCGCATTATTTGGAATTGGCAAATAAAGTCTTCCTTTATTTTGTGTCGTTCTTCCCCCAAGTACGGATAAACCACCCGTTAATACACTTCCTGGGTCTCCGAAAATACTACTAGCTGGAGATAATTCAAGTTGCTCTATTTTTAGGAAATCTTGCTGTAGTTCTAGAACATCTAAAGGATATTTTAAAGTATCTGTGAAAAAATTTTTATTAGAAGATGCTATTTTTTCTTCTGCTTTTGCAGTAGTTGCTGGTATTTGAGTTGGGTCTGTACTAGTTCCTGGTGGTGTTGCTAATATATTTCCACCTGGTAATGCTGTTGCTATCCCAGGATTTGTACCAGGAAATTGATTTAAAACTCCTGGTACAGCAGTATGTTGAGATACTTGTGCAGTTGGATGCAGATTATTACCACCAGCATTACCACCTATTGCTACATGTGCTTGTTGGGTTTTTTGTCTTAGTAATATGCTTAAAGATTGTGTTAGTGGTGTTGGTTGATTTGGGTCTCCATCTACAAATAATTGTGGGTCTTGAATAGCGTCCATAGCCCAACTGCCATCCTGATAAAATATAGCAGTTAATGGAGTATCGTATCCTAATAATCCTTGTTCTTTTAGTTGATATTCTCCTGTTACTGGATCGTATCTTAATCCCAAATTAATACCAAAAGGTCCACAAGTTGGACATGTATGTAAATTATCTTCTACAACTTGATATGCCATTTAAGGTGCGTCCCAAACTCTATACTTAGGTACTTTTCTACCATCTTTGTTTACAAAAGATTCGGTAGGTAATATTGATACTTCACCCCATTCTGATTTGGGAACTTTCATTAAATCACTCATTACACCAGTGAAAAGATATTTATGTATAGTCTTTTTAGGTGCATTAGTTATTCCTGTTTTATTTATGAGAGATTTAGCAAATCCTTTTCTATACTGTGGATTTAAGTAATGGAGATTAATACCTGTAAAACTTCCCTCTCTAGGATTTACATTTACTATGAATGATAATGGATGCATATCCCAATAAGGGTATTTTTGTGGATATTTTGCCGAATACATAAAAAACACAAGATCCCCAGGAATAATAAATCCAGTGTCAGACTGACTAATATCTTTCTTTTGATAATTCAAAAGTTCATTCATAAGTGCATTGGTCCACCAATTACCACTTCTAAATTTTTTACCAGCAGATTTATTGAGAGTTTCCGCAATCATATTTTATCCTTTATTAAAATTATAATCTAACATCATTCGGAAAAGAGAATCTCTCATTACCCATAGGTGCTCTTGTTCTTCTGCTGGTCGTGCTGGATATCCTTCCCACATTTCTAATCTTTTAATCACACAATGATGTAAGAGACGTATATCCTCTATTGTCAAGCTTACTTGATAATCGTAATAATTTTCTTCATCATTCATTTTAGTTTTATTCCCAGTTCTTTTTCGGTAAGTATCTTAAATTCATATTTTCTATCAGCACACCATTCTTTTGCTGCTTCCCACTTTGCCTGATTAATTGCCCAGGTTTTCACACTATATGCCCAAGATTTTGTTTTACGTTTAGGTTTTTGTTCAGGCATTTTTAAGTCTTTTTGTGGTTTGATTTCTACAACCATAGTTCTTATAATTCCATTTTTGTCTTTGTATTTTACAAAGAAATCTGGAAAATACCTGTGAAATTTGTTATCTAAAGGTGAACGGTATGGTATAAAAAACTCCTCAGACCTCCATTCGTTTACACTTTCAGTCAAATCACAATATCGCATAAACTTCAATTCATATGATGACCTATAAATGATCTTTGTTGGGTCACCTTTATATTTTTCTGGTTTTTGTGGTTTAAATTTACCTTGTCTATAACCAGAGTCGTCTTTATGTGGCATACATAGTATAGGAATCTTCTATAAAATATATTTATAAATGGCAGATCAAAATGCTGGACAACCAAACGTAGGTCCATTATATATGAAGATGACCACTCCCAGAGATGAGGGGGGTGTCGCACTTGCTAGTGGGATGGACATACTAGGTAACGTATCTTTCAGTAGTCAATTTAAAGTTGCATTGCATCTGGGAAATGGTAGTGCAGGTAATGATTTGTTAGATTGGATGCAAAAAAGTGGTATAACTATTGATGCAGCAATGAATACTTATTATGATTTTTTCTGTGCCGAAGCAATAATTCCAGGAGCAACTTTTGATGTTGCAGAGGAAATGGGTTCTCGTCAGGGTATAATAGAAAGAATTCCAACAAGAAGAATTTTTGCTCCTGTTCAATTAACATTTTATGTCGATAACGACTATAAAATTATGAGAGTATTTGAAGAATGGATGAATTATATAAACCCGTTACAATCTGCTGGTGGACCAGTAGCACCGTCAGCAATAGGATTTGGTAATCAAAAAGATAGAAATCAATTTTTCAGGATGAGATATCCTGATACTTATAAGAGGATTATTTCAATAGTTAAATTTGAAAGAAATTTCAGAGAAAATCCATCACAAGGTGGTGATAATCTGCAAAGTGTTCCAACAATAACTTACAGACTTATTGATGCCTTTCCAACAAATATATCAGCAATTCCATTATCATATGAAGGTTCCACAATAACAAAAGTTAGTGTAGAGTTCTCATACTCTAGATATGTTTATGAAAAGCATGGTGGTAATGTAACAACTATACCAACTGGTGCTGGACAAGTACTTGGAATAACCAATCCATCCGCAAATAATTTGACATTTGAAGAAATATTTAACACGATTGGAAATCTATTCTAAATAATTTTACTGAGGTTCACTGAACATTATGCCTTTACCAAAAATATCTACCCCAACTTATGAGTTGGAATTGCCTTCTAATGGGAAAAAGATTAAATATAGACCATTTCTAGTTAGAGAAGAAAAAGTATTAATTATTGCATTAGAATCAAGAGATGCAATGCAAATTACAAGTGCAATTAAACAAGTATTATCCGAGTGCATTTTAACAAAAGGCATTAAAGTGGATGAATTGCCAACATTTGATATTGAATATGTTTTCCTAAATGTTAGAGGAAAATCTGTAGGTGAATCAATTGATCTTTTGGTTACATGTTATGATGATGATAGCAATACACAAGTTCCTGTAACTGTGTTTGTTGATGAAGTAAAAGTACAGAAAAATAAAGACCACAATCCTGATATTAATTTAGGTTCTGATTTAATCATGAGAATGAAGTATCCATCATTGGATCAATTTATTAAAAATAATTTTGATTTTAATGATGTTCAGGATGAAAGTAATATCGAAAAGTCATTTAATATTATTGCATCGTGTATTGATACTGTTTTTAATGCAGAAGAGGCATGGGCTGCTGCTGATTGCACGAAGCAAGAACTTGTAGAATTTGTTGAAGGTTTAACATCAGAACAATTCAAGGAAATTGAAAAGTTTTTCCAGACCATGCCAAAACTTTCTCACACAATATCAGTGAAGAATCCTAAAACTGGTGTTTTAAATACAGTTACGTTGGAGGGATTAACGAGTTTTTTCGGCTGATTATGTCTCATATGGATCTTGAGGCATACTATAGAATAAATTTTGCTTTGCTACAGTTTCATAAATATTCTTTGACTGAGGTAGAAAATATGATTCCTTGGGAAAGAGATGTTTATGTTGGACTTTTGAAGCAGCATATTGAAGAGGAACAGTTAAAACAACAGCAGCAAAAAAATGCCAGTTAGATCACCACTAAATCCAGAAGCAATAACGGGCAATCCACCTGCAAGTCTTGAATCATTTCAAAATTTTATTTCTGGTGGATCATCAGTAGGGCAATCTACAGTATCTGCTTCTGGACAACAAGATATTGGTTTTCAAAGAGCATCTGTTAAGGCAGTAAATCCAGATATAAGCTCTATTGTTAATACAATTTCTAGCAATATTCAAAATGAACTGAATAGTACCCTACAAAATGTAACGAATATTGTTAATAGAAATGTTAGTGATAAAATCAAAGATAATAATAAATTAATAATTAGACAAATTGGAAATATTGTTGAAAGAAAAGATTCTTCAATAACTAATTTACAAAATTCTGTTAGAAATATTACTCAAGAAAATAATAAACTAGTTCAGAATGTAACTGGTGACTTACAGAGGCAAATTGATTTGGTAAAAGAATCCAAATCAAATACTCCTTTGGGTGGGGACTTAGGTTCTTACAATGTTATGAATGAAGTGCAGCAATTGGTTGATAAGTCAACCAATATCACAAATAGAAGTGTTGATAGAAAGATAAAAGATGTAGGTACAGGATTAAGTACTCAGATACAGCAAGTTAGACAATCACAGGGTTCTCAGGTAACTCAAGTACAGAATAGTCTTCAAAATGTAAGACAAGAAACAAATAATATTGTACAGAAATTAACAGGTGATTATCAAAAGAAAATTAAAGATATTGATGCGGCTAAACCAACAAATATCTTAGATAAATTCTTAGACACATATAATAATGCTTTAGGTTTCTTACAGTTCTTTGCAAATAAAAAGAATGTTGATGGATTAAGAAAAAATTTAAAGAATCTTGTTACTTCATTTACTGAAAGTTTTGAAGTTGCTAAGTTAGTTAGGCAAACACTATTTAAAATAGTTGGACAATTATCAAATCTACCGAAAGCATCTCCTGGTAGAGGTAGTGGAATTAACCTTGATGTTAGAATGCCACGCAAAGGACCAAATGCAGCAAAACCAAGAGGTGGAAGAGTGGGTGGTCTTATGCGAAGAATGGCATTACCAGCCCTTGGTATGGGTGCTCTTGCAGTTGGTGGTGCAGCCACAGTAAATGCCTTGGAAAATAAACCACAAATACAAAAAGAAGATAACAAATTTAATTTTTTAGATTCATTAAAGGGTATTGTTGATGGATTTGCGGGAACGATATTTGGATTTTTAAATAAAGATAAAAATGATGATGACCCCAAACCAAGTGGACCACAACCAGTATCAAGACCATCCGGGGATACTACTGGTTCTACAGTAGCAGGTGAGAATCTGGCTGCTGTTACATCAACATTGGAAGCAACTGGATTACAAAATCAAGCAGATGTTATGCAAGTAGCGTTAAATCGTGTTAATAATCCACTCACACCTTATGGTGATTTATTTGGACAGATGACTGAGAGAGAACAGTTTAGTCCAATATCATCAATGATATATGATATCCCAAGTAAAGACCCTGATGCAGAACGTGTATATGGTCCAATAAAAGCAAAACTTGGAAAAACACCAGAAGAAAGAATTAAAAAAATAAAAGAATTATCTAGTGGTACTGATGGTATACAAAACTTTGCTGATTTTATCGGAAGACCAGAGCTAGCAGCACCGGCATCAAATGTGTTAAAGCAATTCAAAAATGATACTGCAGTAGCAGCACAATCTCGTGATTTTGTTGGTGATTTAATTTCATTTAGAGGTTATGCTGGACGGGGTAAGAGAAGAGGTCCTGGAGGAAATTATTTGTTTGATTCTGGTGGTAAAATTGGAAAACTTCCAGTTGCAAAAATAGACCCCAATGCCAAAGGTGGGTTTGAATTAGATCCAAGAGGACTACAAAGGTCACCAGAACAAATAGAATCAATATCTCAACCAATACCATCAGGTTCTGGTAGTGGGTCGTCAAGTGTTGTTCCATTAGATTTGTCTGGTGCGGCACCACAACAGCAAGCATCTGGAGGGGGTTCTCCTACTATTCTTCCAGGTAAAAATGAAGGACCGACAGTTCCACAGTTAGCATCTGGTGATACTGAAAACTTTTTAACCATGTATTCAAAACTAACTTACAATATTGTTGACGGATAATGGCAAAAACAAAAGCAGTATCATCACCATTAGTATCGGCATTTAATAATATTGCCGCATTCAATAGCAGAACTAAAAGAGAACTGCCAAAAATGCAGCAAGATTATGAATCATTTTCTCTATTAATTGATAAGGAAAAAAATGCTTTGGATGCAATAAATCTTCCAAAGAAGAGAAAGATAAAGGAATTACAAAATTTAAATGTCGGTGGTTTATTTGGTAATCCCGGTAGTTTACTGAGTAATTTCGCATCTGGTGCTGTAGATACCGCTGGTTTACTTGGGGGAATGTATCCACAGAAAGGAACACCAGGAAAACCACAGAAACCCAGTGGAAAACCAAAAGCACCTAAAGTATCTGGCACAAAAATAAAGTTTGGCCCATTAAGATCTATTGGTATCTTAAATTCAATATTTGCGGGACTTGATTTTGCTACTGGATTGCAGGAAGGTGAGAGTGTAGGAAAAGCAGCAGCAGGTGCTGGTGGTTCTCTTGCTGGGGGAATTCTTGGAGGTATGATTGGTCAAGCTCTCATACCTATTCCTGGTGTTGGATTTGTCTTGGGTAGTACAGCAGGTAGTTTCTTGGGTGGTTACGGTGGTGACAGGGCATATGAATCAACTGTTCAAAATAAACAAGACACTGCAGTAAAAGAATTAATAAAGGAACAAAAACAAAATACAAAAGATAAGAGTTCTTATGACGGATTTTTAAGATCATTCCAAGGATTTTCCAACCAGTTCACTAAATTCTTAACTGGTTTTGGATTATTACCTAAAGCACCAGTTTCAGATGAATCCTCATCATCAATGCTTGATAATCTACATAAAGGATTAGAAGGAGAAAATACTTTTATACAAGGTAATACTGGAAATTCTCGTGGTGACCATTTTCATATTGGACCAGATCATGAAGTTTATGGTAAACCAGAGGGTTTACCTGCTGCGAGAAAAGGTGCATATAAAATTGCTAAGAATTTGTTGTCAAGAAAGATACCTTTTACATTTACAAATGCACAAATTAATGTGGATGCTGAAAATCCCCCAGATGATGCAACATTAAAGCAATATATCGAGCAAGAACAGAATGCTCATATGACTAGATCTTCTGGTAGTTCTCATGGTGGACTTGATATTGCAGCACCAAAAGGAACGGCAATTCCTGGTATTAAAGATGTGAAAGAGATTCCTAATGGGTTTGGGATTCAAGGAAAAATTTCAGGAACACAAGCATTTGTAGGTCATGGAGCACATGGTTCAAAATCATCACCAAATGTGGTTAAAAAAGAGAAAATCGCAGGTATTTCTCCTACAGGATCACATGATATTATTATTCCTTTAGACCATGTTCCATCTTCTTTATCTGGAAAATTTCCAGATACTGATGCCAAAACATCATTTAAACAATCAACATATACTGGTGCTGATGGCCGAGAGCGTGAGCATCAAGATCCTGCTGCAGAAAAATTAAAAGCAAAGTTAGAAGCACAGGGATATAATGTTGCTATTGTAAAACCAGAGTCATTTTCTTCATATCAAGCATATGATAAGTATATTAAATCACAATCTAAAAAGGGTGTTCGAGTTCTACCACTTCATTTTGATGCCAAAGGAAGCACTGGATTTATGACCATAACAAGACCCGGAGATGATGAAGATTCAAATCTTGCCGCACCTATCAATACTGCGTTGAGTGAATTTTCATCTTCTAATCCCGAACTTGGAAGTTTTAGAACAAGCACTCAGGGAAATGCAACAGTAAATGCTGGTGCTGCATCACCCACAGCATTAGTTGAACTTGGTGTTATGGTTGATTGGGAAAAGCATTATGGGAAGAATTTTACACAAACCAAAAAATTTGATGAGTTTATTCAAAGTCTATCTACTGCCATCGGAACAGTAGCACCAAAAGGACAAATAGACCCCAATGCTAAAGGTGGATTTGAATTAGATTCAAGAGGACTACAAAGGTCACCAGAAAGTATTAGACAATACCCATCTTATGATAAACCAGGTTCTTCAACTACAATTGTACCTGTAATATTACCAAGCACATCTTCTCCTGGAGGGGTGGGTGGAGCACCATCAATTGGTGGGGGAGGATCTCCTTCGCAAATAATTCCTGGTGGAATCTCCGACAGTGCTTTGGTAAATAGTTTAATGAAAAAGATATTCTTAACTAATCTAAACGATACCTAATGTCAAACGAAGCAGTAAGTGGTTTACAATTTAATTATGCCGTCATAACTTCTCTAGATGGTGAGAATGAAGTGGATATATCCAATATAATTATTCATTCTGATTACTATGAGGATATTTTGTCTCCATGCGTAACTATGTCAGTAACTGTTGTTAACACAACATCATTATATAATTTTCTACCCATTAGGGGTGGTGAAAAATTTGTATTTAGTGTTAATACTCCTAGTGGTGAATTTACATTGGATGAGGAATACTCAATGTATGTATTTAAAGTTAGTAATATTAATCCTAGAGATACTAATGAATACTTCACCATTCATTTTACTTCATTTGAAGGAGTAAATAATGAAAAATCAAGGTGTTTAAGAAAATATACAGGTAATCTAAAGACTACCGTAGAGAAGATATTGGAAGAAGATTTAGGGACGACAAAATATGAAGAAGAAAATATTGAACAAACTTCCAATTCATATAGTTTTATAGGAAACATAAGAAAACCATTTAGAGTTCTTACTTGGTTAGGAACAAAGGGGTTACCAGTAGTAAATGGTAGTGGGGGAAATACTGGTGATGGAAGTACAGAAGGTGAAGCAAAAGGAACTGCTGGATTCTTTTTCTGGGAGAATAAAGATGGATTTAACTTTAAAAGTATAGAAAGTTTGGTTTCAAACACACAAATTGGTTCTGGGTCAGCTGACAATACGGAGATTCCGGGTTATACTTATACAGGAGCAACATCATATGATGATACTAGAGCTGAATTTAGAATCTTAAATTATAAGATTGAAAAAAATATTGATTTGTTAAAAGCACTAAGAGTGGGCATGTATGTAAATAAAACATACTTCTATGATTACTATAGTGGAATTTGCAAAACATATATTTATAAATTAAAAGAACAAATTCAGTTAACTTTAGGTACTGATAATGATATTGCATTATCAGAAGAATTGGGTGAAGGATGGACTCGACAGATGGTAAGAATTGCCGACACTGGTGTTCTAGATAATACTGAGGACATTTCAAACCCATCAGGAAGAGATGCTGCAGATATGGCAAAAGCAGCAGCAAGATATAATTTACTCTTTACTCAGTCCCTAAATATGACAGTACCATGTAATGTTAATTTAAAAGCTGGTGATATCGTTTATTGCGAATTTCCAGAAATTAAAGGTGGTTCTGACAAAATTGATGAACAACAAAGTGGAAATTATTTGATAAGTCAATTAAGGCACCACATAGAAGGTTCTCAAATGGTAACTTCTTTAAAACTTATTAGAGATAGTTACGGTGTATATGGCACATCTACTTAAAAGGTAAATATGGAAAGTATCGAAAAGCATATAAAAGTTGATAAAGAGATTTTAGATAACTCAACTATATCTCCACAACAACGTCGTCACATTGAGGGTGAACTGCATGACTTAGAGGATTATGCAGAGAATCATAAAAAAGAGATTGAAGCAGGTGATCATCATGACCCTACTCCTTTAGAACTGTATTGTGATGCTAACCCATCAGAGCCAGAGTGTTTAGTTTACGAAGATTGATAAACAATGATTGAAGGTTCTTTACTAAAATCAAATTTTATTGGAAAAGACGGATTTGTTTGGTGGATAGGTCAAATTGCTCCAGCAAGTGTCTGGAGAACCGAAATGACCGATCCAGATACCACAACTGTTGAAAATCCATTAGGAACTGCTTGGGCATATAGATGCAAGGTAAGGGTAATTGGGTATCATCCTTTTGATAGGGATGTATTGCCTGATAACGACTTACCTTGGGCACATGTAATGACAACTGGTGCTGATGGTGCTGCTCAGGGTGGTGTTGGACAAACATTACGTTTAACTGGTGGTGAAACTGCTTTCGGATTTTTCATTGATGGGGAAGAAGCACAACAACCAGTAGTTGTTGGTTGTATCCATAGAAATGAAAGTGTTGGTAGTTTTCCATTAGAATCAATAAAAGATGAACTAAAACCATTTAGTGCTAGTAGAGGAAAATTAGTTCAAGGACCAACACAACAAAAAGCATTAAGTACTGCTACACAGGGAAGTGCAGATACATCACCAAACCCATTGCCAAACGCAGGTTCTAGTGCAACTCCTGGTAAAATACCACCTGCTCAAACAGAATCTAAACCTTCTGGTGCAGATAAACTAACAAGAGAAGACAAAGCATCTGCTAAACATGCAGCAATTTTATCTACGGTCACGATAGTTAGAGAAAATGGATGTAATGATAATTTAATTGGAAAAATTTCTAGTGTATTGAACGACTTTATTGGATTCATTTCTGTTATACAAGAATTCCAAGGAAGTTACATTGACCCAATTGCAAATACATTTGTTGATATTACACAATCAATAAAGGGTTTTGCAAACAGAATTGCTGGCATTGTGAAATTCATTGTCAATAATATGAGAAGTGCAATTATAAATCTTGTAACATCACTGTTTAGGGATTTTATTGCAAAAGTTTTACCATTACCACAACATGCTCCAGTAGCAGAAGCAACAAAAAATATCATCAATATTATCTTTTGTTTATTTGAAAATTTATTACCAAAACTCTTACAATTTATTGAAAATCTACTAACCAATATGGTTGGCAGAGTTATCAATGCACCTCTTTGTGCTGCTGAGGAGTTTACTGCTGGTATTCTTGGAAAAATGATGGAATTTCTTGATGATTTACTAGAACCAATCATGTCTGGACTTGACTGGTTATTGGGTGGATTATCTCAGATTAGTAGTGTATTAAGTCAAGTATCTGCTGTTGCACAGCAGATTTTAAATTTCATAGGTTGCGATCAATTAAAGTGTCAACCCGCATCAACATGGAGTCCTTTGACTGGACCACTTAGAAATTATAAAGATAGTTGGGCAAGAACATTAAGTAAATTGGATCTTCTTAAAGGTGTCAATGATGACATTGACCAAGCAATGGGTTTTACTTCATTATTTGGTTATACTGGAAATTCACCATTTAAGAGTTGTTCTAAAGAATCAATTAATCCATCAAGACAAGACAGCATAACACCACTACCACCAGGAATAAAAGCAGCAATATGTATACCACCAGAAATTAGAATATACGGTGATGGAATACAGGCATCGGCAGTTCCTATTGTTGCTGATAATGGTTCAATTTTAACTGTTGAAGTTCTTAATGCGGGTAAAGGATATAAGAAAGCACCAACAGCAGTAATTATTGATAATACAAATCATGGTACTGGAGCAGAACTTGGTGTAAATATAGAAAACGGAAGTATTAGTGGAATATATGTTGTTAATGCAGGAAGTGGATTTTGTAAAGGTGATTATACAAATCTAGTATCACCTCCAACATATCTTGTTACAGCAAACAAATATACAGTATTTGAAGGTGATACCGTACAGTTTACTATTAACACGACAAATATTCCTGATGGTACAAAATTAGAATATGAGATTAGTGGTGACATCAATTTAAGTGATGTTAATTTGAAACAGTTAAATAAAAAAATAAAAATTAATAATAATACTGCATCGTTGACTATCAAAGTAGAACAAGATAGTGAACCAGAAGCAGTTGAAACAATGTTCTTTAATCTTTTTGATAAAGATGGAACATTAGTTGCAAATACTTTAGTGTTTGTAAATGATTTGGCTACTCCTTTACTAGTACCAGAACCAACAGATCCTAGTGAGTCACCTCCTGGTATTGCACCACCTCCTCCTGGTGGTGGAAATACTGGTCCTACTCCACCCACTCCTACTCCACCTACTCCTGGTCCTACTCCTCCTCCTACTCCACCTACTCCTGGACCTACACCACCTACTCCTGTTCCTCCCCCTATTCTTCCACCACAACCTCCAGAGCCAACCCCACCAGTAAATGCTACATATGCTCTTAGTGCATCTGAAACTTCTATAAATGAGGGAGATTCTGTAACATTTACTTTAACAACAACTAATGTCCCCAGTAATACTTCAGTTGGATATTCACTATCTGGAATATCTGGTGGTGATGTTGTAGGTGGAAATACTACTGGTGTGTTTACTATCGGAAATAATGGACAAGCAACTGTCACGATTGAAACTGCTTTAGATTCCTTAAATGAAGTATTTGAAGTCATGAAGATGACTTTAAATAATGGGAGAGCATTTGCATCAGTTAGTATTACGGATACATCCCCTACTCCACCTGGACCCCCTACTCCTCCTGGACCTACTCCACAACCTCCTGGTCCTACTCCTACACCACAACCACCTGGACCCCCTACTCCTCCTGGACCTACACCAGGACCAGATCCTGATACTGGTGTTCGGTATAAACTGGTTAGTGATAAACCAACAGTTCTTAAAGGTGAAAATGTATTAATTACTCTATCAACAACTAACCTTGATGATGGACAAAGAGTTTCATACACAATTAGTGGTGTAACTTCTGATGACTTATTTGCTGGAAGTTCTTTAACTGGAAATTTTGTTGTTAATTCAAATAAAAGTCAAGTTTTAATTAAAACTTTAAGAAATAATTCTGAAGAAGATAAAGTTATTCGATTAACACTGAATAATGGAAGGAGTTCAATTCAGGTTCCATTAATTAATAAAAGAGAACCTGTAGTTCCTGGTGCTACTTATAAATTGTCTAGTAATAAACCTAGAGTTAGTGAAGGGGAATCATTTGTTGTTACATTGTCTACGAAAAACATAGATGATGGTGAAAAAGTTGGATATACTATCAGTGGTGTAACTCCAGATGATTTGGCTTCAGGTACTAAATTACAAGGAGAGTTTATTGTACAATCCAACATAAGTACACTACAAATTCAAACAATTGAAGATAACTTCCCAAATGAAAATAATATTTTATCTTTATCGTTGAATAACGGAAAAGGTTTAGTCAATATTCCATTAATTGATAGACCAGTAGGTGTTGGAACTACCAGTGTTGGTATAATTACCTCTGTCGTTCCAGTAACTCCAGGTATTGGATATACTTCTGGTGATAGAGTTGTGATAGGTCCATGTTCATATATTCCATTACTTGCACCTAATGGTTCTATAATTGGAGTAACTTCTCTTACTTGTAATTCTAGATTTTCAGAATATCCTACTATAGAAATAATTACCAATACTGGTGATGGTGCATCTATATACCCAATCCTTAAATATACTCCACTATATACAAAGATCAGAACGGTCAACCAAGTTGGTATTGTTTCTTTCGTCGATTGTGTATAATAAATAAAGAAAACCAGTTTGTGTATTAAATGGCAGAACAGGAAAAGGAATGGTGGCAACAAGGTTATGGATACAGAGTTCAGGCTGGAACAGTAATTGGTGGTAAAAAATGTTCTTATTCTGTCATTACTGATGAGGCCACTGGATTTACTTATTATCAAGATGGTGATAAATCAGATATTGCTCTAAAAAATTCAACAGAAGTTTGTGGTCTCAATTCACAAGAAGGTGAACCAGCAAAAGTAATACAAGCAAAAAATGGTGATATTGTTCTTGAAGCACCAAATGGTCAAATTACATTAAAAGCAAAGAGTATTCGTATAATGGGTGAGGCAGGTGATGGTGAAGTAACCATTCAAGCAGGAAAAATCGTTGAAATGGATGCTCCTGCAAGTAGAGTAAGAGGAACAAATATTGATATTGCTGCAACTAGTTCTACATCATTATTGGGTAACTATGTAGAATCAGCAGCTGGTGTTCAGCAGTCTAGTGCTTCTTTGGTTGATATATTCCAAGGTTCATTTATTGGACAACTTCTGAATAGTTTAGGAAATCTTAAAAAATTCTTGAAAATTATAGGTGGTTAATTATGCCAGCACTTTCATCTATTTCCACTGTAGGAGATAAACTTATAGTTGGACAAGTAGATACTTCATTTTTATCTGGTACTGGTAGAGTTAGTCCTGGAACAGCAGTTTTAAATGGACCAGTTTACTGTGGTGCAACACTACAAGTTGGTCTTGCTAGAGCAACAGTAATGATTGGACCACCTCTCCCTGGTCTATCAGCTCCCGCATCATTGGAAGTAACTGGAATTACAAACATCGTCGGAACATTAAATGTATTTGCTATTAGTACATTTACTGGATTAACAACAAAGTTGGGAACCACAATTAAGAATGCATTGAGTTTGAAGAATGGTGTTGACTTAAAAAATGCTATTAATATAGGAAATGGAACATCTGTTGATAATGCAGGTGCATTTGTTGCAGGTAAATTAACTGTTGGAGGAATTGTATCGGCTGCTGACGTTCTTTCTTCTGCTGCTTCATTAAATGCAACCTTTAAGGTTGCAACGAAGGCGTTTACGATTGCAGTTTCTAAAAAACCATTTGATATTTTACATCCCACTAAAAAAGATCATAGATTACGTTACGTCTGTCTTGAAGGACCAGCAGCAGAGGTTTATTTTAGGGGAAGACTAACAAATAATAATAAAATAGAAATACCAGATTATTGGAAGGGATTGGTTGATATGGAAACTCTAGGAGTTCAATTGACTCCGATTAAAATGCATCAGGAATTATACTTTGACAGGATAGAGTGGGGTCAAACTATAATTATAAAAAACAATAATGGTTCAAAGATTGATTGTTACTACACAATAACTGCTGAAAGAAAAGATGTTGCTAAAAATATTCCAGAATACAAGGGGTTGACAGCAGAAGATTATCCAGGAGATAATAGTGAATATAAGTTATGATATAATATGAGCAAAACGCATGAGGTTTTTCCCTTAGCAGTTCATCAGACTGAAATAAAATGTCATTCTGAATTCAAGGAAAAACATTTTGAAAGTTTGAAACAATATTGGTTTAATGGATATGAATACGAATCTCCAGAAGCATCTTCTAGAATCTTTGTACATCTAAAAGAAGAATATTCTGATTTCTTTGTTTCACTAAAAGAAGCATTAAATGAATATCTAGAAGTTCTTGGAATTAATTATAATTTGATGGATTATCATATTGTAAAATCTTGGGTAGTATATCATCGTGATGATACTACCCCCTCATTAGCATTTCATAAACATAACGAAGCAAATATAAGTTTTGTATATTACTTAAATACTGACGACAGTTCCGATAAATTCGTTGTAAGTAGAATGCCAGATGATAATCATAACCAAGTATGCGAAGGTTGGTTTGATGTTGCGGATAAGCATAATGTTATGACTGGTTTTAATAAATTTAATTGCAACCATTATACCATAACCCCACATGAGGGAACAGTGTTATTGATGCCAACAGGAACTTATCATCATACAAAAAAGACAATTCCAAGAGTAAATGAAAGATGTGCAATTGCTGGTGATTTAAGAGTCACACTTAAACCAGAATATTATAAGCATCACCAAGGATGCACTCACCCATCTCAATGGAAGCAGTTATAAGAAATAAATACCATTATAAAAAGATTTTTTAGAAAATAATATTATGTCTGTAGTTCAACGTATTATTGAGAGATTAGAAGAGGAGTTAGAAAGTAAAGAAAAACAAAAAGTGGGGGTATTAGATCAATTAACTTTAATCGATGTTCAAATTGATGAAGTTTATGATGTCGTAGTCAATATGGACAGAGATGGAGCTCATAATGTAGAAAGGATTAATGATGCCGTAAATAAAGTTAAAAAGGCATATACTGATAGATTTAATGCTGGTTGTAGAACTAATTTGATATGGGAACTGGTGGATTCCTACACTGTAACTAACTCCGGTCAAGGTGGAGTACAAAGTTCAGAGAGTTTTCAAGTTTATGAAGTTGTAATAAATGGTGGTCCAGATGGATGCAATGGAGATGATGGTGTACATGGACATACTAATTATCATGGAATAAAGTATTGGCAAAGACCAATGGATAGAGATTATGGTTCAGAATTAATAAGTGATTTTATTGGATTCATAAATTCTGGTGATTTAGCAGTAGGAATGGACTTAGGTCAATTTGGTGATGAAACCCCAAATGCTCCAGGAGAAATTAAAGTTGGAAATATTATTACTGATGACTTAAGTAATCCTCAAGTTTTTCAACCTGGAAATTTACCAGAAATTGTAAGCATTGGAACAACACAAGTAATAGGAATTAGTACTTCAATTATTGGTGGTATTACGACAGGTAGTAATACTTTTTACCATTTTGGAGGAGGTGATAGTAGCAATTTAACTACTGGAATGATTTTGTTAGAACCAATTGGTTCTGGTGCCACTGCTGGATTTGGTGAATATTTGTCTGCTGATGGATATACTGCTATCACTGGTTTTGGCACAGACAACTATGAACTATACTATTACAATTCAGATGGTGTTTTAAGTGTTTCAACAATTACTGTACCGACACTAACAATAGATAAACCTGCTATTAATGCTTTCCAAGAAGGTGCTTTTAGGGTAGGTGTTATTACAGAAACAGTTGGTTTTTATCTTTCAACTGTTTCAAGTGGTTTTGCGACAAGTGAAAGATTTTATGTAATTGATGTTGAAAATGATGATGATCGTATAGGAAATTTTAATCCTATTGGAAATCCATATGTCCCCGAAAGAATTGAAGCAATTAAAGGACGAGGTGATGGAAATCTAGGTGCAGGGCATAGTGTTGAATATACAGATAACGGATGTCAATCCTCTGCGTCATGGAATCCATTTACTGCATCTGAAGAAATAAGAATTAGTCGTCCAGGTGATGACTTTATAATTGATGCCGTTGAAGAACCTAGAGTTGGTGCTGGAAGAGCAGATTATTGGATTGGTAATCAACAATGGCCAACAGTAACATCTAATACTTATGGTCAGTTTAACCAAGTTATCCCTGGTTCTGCAGTATATGCATCACTCGGAACAAAAGTAACCATTGGGGGAACACAAAGTACAGCAACATATGGATATACTTCATCACCACCAGGTGGAGGATCTGGATGTAGTGGTTATGACAATGATATTGATGATGCTTTGGATGATTTATCTAATGCTATCTCTAAATATAAACAACCAACACTAAGGATAATTGACGAGTCTAGAGCATTAAAAGAAGAAAAGGATAGACTTCAATTATTTGCTTGGTCTTTACTTCAAGCAGCAGCATCTATTAGAGATGACATCAAAGATATTAAAGATAGATTAAGTACTTTAAAAAATAGTGATTATTCTGAATATGAAAACTGATTCTTGTTGGGAACCTATATATTATATGGAAAAAAGTAATCAGACATCTAATGGCAGATAGATATCCATTAATAGCAAATTCCCAATCTGGTCAGATACAGGAAATACAACCTGGTGATAATTTAAATCTGACAGATAATGGAATTGTTGGAGCAACTACGGTTACGGCAAATCAATTTAAAGGTGATTTAGTTGGTACTGCTACGACTGCAACAATACTAGCAAGTGCAAGCAATATTGTTTCAGGGACAGTTCCTGCAGATAGACTGTCGGGTTTCTATAATGTTTCTGTTGCATCTGCTAATGCACTAACAAATGCAGATGAAATAACTGGAGGAACTGTTCCTAGAGGAAGACTTGATGGAACGTATGATGCCAATATCACTGGTATTGCAGAGACTGCAAATTCTTTAAGTGATGCTTCTAGAATTACTGATGGTATTATCCCATCAGAAAGATTAACTGGTGCTTATGATATTGATATTACTGGAACTGCATTTGCATCTGTTGGTGCTGCGGTTTCAATCAGTGCTCAAAATAATCCAGATGATGTCGATGTACAATATTTAACTTTTGTTAAGTTTACAGATACAGATACAAGTGTCTTTACAGATTCACTTGAACTGACTTATATTCCTGATACTATTAGTTTTGGTATAGGTACAGCATCACCCCAATGGAATTTACATGTTGAAGGAAATGCTTATATTTCTGGTAACTTGGGGATTAGTTCTATAACAGTTGGTGATATTACACCAACATTGATTAGTAACTTAGGAGGTATTGATAGTAATACAAGAGATACATTACTATCATCTTTGGATATTTCAAATTTAAATGCACTTAATGTAAGTGGATTTTCTACATTTTCAGACATATATTCTTCTGGTCAAGCAGATTTCACTAATGTAGCAGTTGCTGGAACTGCTATTTTTAATACTGTTATTTTCCAAGACAGTGCTGGTTCAATTATTGCTCCAAGTATTGAAACCGAATTTCTAAATGTAACTGGATTTGGTACATTCGCAGCAATTGGTGTTGGTTCAGAGAGAGTTATTGGTGTCGGTACAACTGGTGTTGCAGAATTAAGAAATATTGGTGGTATTGATGATTTCACCAAAGATGCATTCCAAGAAGCATTAGGAATTGATTTCTTTGAAAACTTAGAGACAAATGGTATTGGCACATTAGTCGGTAGAGTAGACGTTACTAATGGTATTAACGTTTCTGCTGGTTCTACCGTTCAAGACTTAAGAGTTGCAGGTGTTGCTACATTCTCGAATATTGACTTTTCTGCTCTTGAGGGTGCAACTTTTAATGACCTGAATGTGACTGGTGTTGTAACAGCAGCACAATTTGTTGGTGGTGGTGAATTCTTAAGTGGTATTGTTACAACAATTGTTGCTGGTATTGGTATTACTCTAAGTCCATCTAATGGAAAGGGACAAGTAACTATTTCCGCATTTAAACCAGTTGGAAAAACAATTTATGTTTCACAGGGTGGTGATGATACAAACTCTGGTTTAAGTGAAAGTGATACTAAGAGAACAGTAAAATCAGCATCATTGATTGCAGAAGAAGGTGATACGATTAAAGTTTTCCCTGGAATTTATGTAGAAGATAATCCAATTATTTTAGGACGTAATGTTGCTGTAGAAGGTGCAGAATTACGTAACTGTATAATTAGTCCACAAAATCCTGCCAACGATTTATTCTATGTAAATAATGCTTGTCATATTACAGATTTAAGTTTCCAAGGACAAGAAGCACAAGATGGTGCTGCTGTTATTGCATTCCAACCATTACTAGGAGTTGCTGGTAATGCATTTTTTGATGGGGCAAGATTGATTCGCAATAACATTGATTTTATTGCACATGAAACTGTAGGATATTTAACTAGCACAGATTATCAAGACCCACCATTCCAAGTTCTTGATGCACAGGGAAATCCAGATGATTCTCAAAATTGCAGAGACGATGTAAAGGATGTTCTGAAGGCAGTAATGCATGATATCACTAGAGGAGGAAACTCTAAGTGTGTTGGTGCTGGATTGAGTTATTATAGTGGTGATGCACTTCAGCATATTGTTGGAGTTAAGACAGAAACTATGGATGCATTAACATATGCAGCAAGTGTATGTCGTTCCATTGTTAATAATTCACATTGGGCAGGAAAAACCGATGGTGCTGCAACCCCAGTTATCCAAGCATATTATGATGGTGGAACTGGAATAACAACGATTACTTCTGTTGGTCATGGATTGCAAACTGGTGATATTGTAACCCTAAGTGGTTTAGGATTTACTTGCTCAACTGGAGTTGGAACTTATTACTATCCAAGTGGAAATTATGGATATACATTTGAAGTCTTAGGTGTAGGAAATACAAATCAATTTGAAGTAAATACTGGACTTTCAACAATTCCACATACATATTCATCTGGTGGAGAAGTACAAAAACGAATTAATTATCAGTCAGAATATACTCAAGTTAGAGATTTATCAATTCAAGCAGATTCATCCACGGGGATGAACAATCATCCAAGTGGATGTACTAATGTGGTTTCGGCAATTTATTCTTGCATTGGTGGAATCAATCTAATTATTGATAATGGTCCCTCAATTCTAGGTGTTGGTATCAATACCACATATCCTGGCAATAATGGTGCTGGAAGTAATAATCCAAATGATCCTTCATTCTCACCTGGGGTTGGTCCAATCACACAAGGTCCATATATTAGAAACTGCACAAACTTCATTCCAAAGAGTATTGGAATGAGAATTAACGGTTTTGATGCAGAACTTGGTGATAAAGATGATATTGGTGTCACTGGTTCAATGTCAGTTGACTCTTATACTCAATACAATCAAGGTGGTATCGGAGTTTCTGTTACTAATGGTGCATATGCTCAGTTAGTTTCTATCTTCACTATCTGTACCGACATTGCAATTTATACTGAGTCTGGTGGTCAATGCGATTTAACCAACTCCAACTCATCATTTGGTACTTTTGGTCTTGTTTCTGAAGGTGTTGGTGGTCCATTATCTAAGTCAATATACAGATATACCGGTGAAGTAAATGCAGAAGCATCAAGAGGACAGAATGTTATTGAAATCTCTGGTGTAGGAACACAAAGACCATATGATGGTCAAGCACTTTACTTCGATACTTTATATGAAATTGTTGAGACTATTGGAGTAACTGATGGTGGTTCTGGTTATGATGTTCCACCAAGAATAACGATTGATGCACCAACAGGTCCAAATGGCATTACCGCACAGGCAGTTGCAACTATAGAGAATGGTTCTGTTATTGAAATTAATGTTGTTACCAATGGAACACAATATGTTGGAGCACCAAATATAACAATTGCTGGACCTACAGGTGCAGGAACGACTGCAACTGCTTCCGCAACTGCTATGGAACCAATTTATTATACAATTCTTGAAGCAACAAAACCAGTTTCTGGTTTATCTACTGTATCCTTAGCACAGAACCTAAATAATACCGTAAGTGCTGGTAGTACAGCATTCTTGTCGAGATTGAGTTTACAACTTACTTCATCTCATGCTTTTGAATTTATTGGTGCTGGCAACGACATTAATGGAGCACGACCTGCACAAGGTGGTGTAACTATACAAGAAAATGAAGTTGTTCAAAATAATGGTGGTTCTGTTGTATTCACAAGCACAGACCAAGCAGGTAATTTTAGAATCGGTGATGGAATTATTATTAATCAGTCAACTGGTTCTATTTCTGGTAGAGACTTCACTAAAGCACTATTCACAACGATGACACCATTCATCCTAGCACTAACAGACTAATAGGAGTATTTAAAAGAAAATGGCTATTGCAAACGCTGCGGTTAATAATTTTAGGACAGTTACTAAAGTAGCTGGTATTTCAACTGAAGTTGTATATGAAGCACCAGTTGGATTTGTTGGTGTTACTCTTTTAGCACAGGTTGCTAATATAGATTCAACACCACATACTTTCAGTTTTTACCATAATAGAAACGTTGCTGGAATTGGAACAGTAACTACAGAATTACTAAAAGACTTTACAATTCTGCCTAATGATACTGCTAACGTTCTTGCAGGTAAATTGGTATTAGAAACATCCGATACTATTTCTATTAGTGCAAGTAGTGCTGGTAATTTAAAATTTGTAACTAGTATCCTAGAAACATTTAATCAATAATTAAAATGAGCGTACCTGATTTTCAAAGTAAAAGAGTTATAAAACTTGCTCAAGATGCATTATCGACTAGTCGGTATCAGTATCTAAGTTTACCAGAGGCAGAACCAGACCTTGGTGATCCAATAATAGGACCATCATCAATTGGGGCAAAACCATTTCCTCAAGGTGATGCATATATCCTTGCATCGTATGGTGGAACATCATTTGGACCTAGTAGATACTGGGTTCCAACTAATGCACTTTCGGGTCTTGGTTTAGGTGCTGTTCCTGGTGCTGTTACTATTAGAGATGAAGGAATTCTTGTTGGTTCAGCAAGTAGTTTCTTTACTTTGGACTTTGTTGGTGCTGGTGTATCAGTAGCATATGTTGGTACGTCATCATCTGAACAAACAGGTATTGCAACAATTATTGTAGACAGTGCTGCCGAAGGTGACCTTGGGCAGTTCCAAATGAAAGGGGCAGATGGATTCTTAGAAGAAATCCCCGAACTCTTTTATTATGCAGATGTAAGTAACGTTGGATTTGGCACAACCGTACCAACAGAAAGATTACACGTTTCTGGAGTAGGAACAGAAGGGAAAGTAAGAGCAAATGCTTTTATTGGAAATCCAGAAGCAATTACCGGCGCAACAACTCTTCGTCCAGGTGATGATGAAGCAACTTTCAGTAAGATAGGAAAATTAAGAGCAGGATATATTAACGCAAATACAATAAGTGCCCCTGATGCTACTGGTGTTAACACATCACTTATTGATTCCCTAGTTAGTACAAGATTTAATGCTGATTACATTAATTCTGGAGTAACTACATCATCAACATTAGAGTCAACAGTATTTGAAACGGAAAATGAGAATGTAACTGGTATATCTACCGTCTATCGTCAGGTTGGTACATACTCAAGTGTAGGTTTAGCAACTATCACTGAGTTGAAATCAACCAATCAAAGTTTTTCTGGCATTACCAGTATTTTTGAAGCAGATATAGACTTTGCAACTATTGGATACACAACTACAACCAATGCAAATATTGGTGTAGCAACTATTCAGTATGTCCATGCAGTAGATGCAAATATTGGATTAGCAACTATATCAAATGCAGATATTACAAGTGAAGATGTTGAATTCTCTAATGTAGGAATTGCAACTGTTGGGGTTTCAACTGTAACTTATGGTTATATTGGAGTAGCAACTATTGCAAATCTCACTGCAATTAATGTCAATCTAGAAGGTGGTGGAACAGGAAATATTTCAATTGCAAATACATTAAGTGTTGCAAGCATAGCAGCAACTGATATTTCAGTTACAAATAGAATAGGAATTAAAACTGATGCTGCATATGAATTAGATGTTAATGGTGATGTTCAATTCAACGGTTTAATTTATACAACTAATGGAAGAGGTGTTTCTGGTGAAGTCTTAACCTCACAAGGTCCAAATCCAGCAAGGTGGTCTCCAGCACAAAATGTTACTGTTGGTGCTGCTGCATCTGTTAGTATTTTAGATAACTCCACAGATCAACTATTCAATTTGATGTTTACGGAGACTGTAGATGATACAGGAACTCCACAAGTTGATGATGGCAACTTAGTTTATAACCCCTCCTCAAATTACTTGGGAGTTGGTAATACAGTTCCTCAGTTTAATGTGGATGTTAATGGTAATATTAATTTCACTGGAACATTATACGAAAATGGTGAAATTTATATTGCATCAAACTGGGAGAAGGATGGCAATGAAAATATTTGGAAGACTGATGGTAAGGTTGGCATTGGTACAACCGTAACAAGTGATTATGCGGCACAACTATTAGTACAAGGTAGAAGTGAATTTGAAGGTGATGTTATTGTAGATAGCAACTATAAAGTTGGTATCGGTTCAACAACACCTAGGTCATCATTGGACTTATTGGGTGATGCTAGACTTGCTGGATATGCACACTTTGAGGGTGCAGTAACAGAGAACATCATTGGTGATTTTGCTGATGAATTTGTTCCTAATGGTTCTGGTAAACTAACTATTGATGTTTCTACGTCAACTATTGCAGTTGGATTCCTAACAACAACAGTTTCGGAGTGGGCATTTACTGGCATCAATACAGAAACATCTAAATCAACTACAATCACTCTTATCATTGATTCAGACTCATTAATTACTTATGGTGAGCAGTGCAGTATCAATGGAACTAGTGTTTCAGGTGGAGTACGTTGGCCAGGTGGTATTGCACCAAACCCAACAAATAATGAAGATATTCTAAGTTTTGCTCTTCTCAAAGATTCAACAGGAGCAATTAGAGTTTACGGTACATCATCACTCAACTTCAGTTAATATTAAATTATGCCCGTTTCATTTGGTTTATATAAAAACTTCAAGACTGCTGATTTCCGTGACCCTGGAGTTATCTATGGTGATTACTTTGTATTCAACTACAAAATTAGTGATGGAAATGATTTAGATATTAGATTTGGTTTCTTAAATCCCAATGTCTCTGGATATTTGGGATGGGGTGCTCAAGATAGACTCACAGTCAATGGTGTTGACGTTGCATTCTGGGCAGGTGATAACACGGGAACAGGAACAGAAATGGTTTATATTGATAGGTCAGCACTTTTTAGTGTATATCCAACAATTACTGAGATAGAAGTTGATTTACGTGGTTTCTGGTATTACACTATAGGTGTAAACCCTATTGTCGTAAACATGGATGCTTATCAGGGTGGTAGTATGGTAGAGTCTGGTGTCTCTTGGGAAAATCCCACTGCAACAAATACATTCCCTGCTGCACGTTCATTTACTAATACTATTTCTTTTCAGACCCAGAACGCACAAACACAAGGTCAAAGAATTGCAAGGTCAATTATAGACTTTGATACGGAAACGGTTTCATATTTCCAAACATAGTTATTTTTATATTCATGGACTTAAATGACTTCATATGTGTTTTTGACAACACGTATACTAAACAAGATTGTAAAAGAATAATAGACAGGTGTGAAAATTCAGAGTTTTTAAGACCAGGGATGTGTTCTGGTCTAAATGGTGCAGAATATAATAATGCGAAAAAGACTTTAGAGGTTCCAGTTAAGCATTGTAAAAATTTAGGTGACATAGAAGATCTTGTTTACTCAAAACTAAAACTATCATGCACAAAATATATTAATTTAATGTATGAAAAATTTGGTAATTATCAAATACTTCCCGATAATTTATCTGATACTGGATATATGTTCAAAAAATATGTTCAAAATGATTCATGGTTCGGTTGGCATTCTGATGACACAATATTAACCAGAAATACACGTAGAATTTTGGCAATAATAATATATTTAAATGATGTGGATGAAGGTGGTTGTACAGAATTTAAATTTGGGCGCAAAGTATCTCCAAAAGAGGGAAGTGTATTAATATTTCCTACAGGTCCTATATTTACACATAGAGGACAAAAACCAATTAGTGGAGTAAAATATTGTTTGACGAGTTTCATAGAGGGGGAGTGCAATAGTTACGTGTAACCAGTTCAAAGTCTGGCACAAGACTCTTGACATGCCGAAAAGTCTATGCTATAATACGTTGGTAAGAAAAATTTACCATGAACATTTCTAGAAGCACACTTGGTCAACTGACTGAGTTGCATGAGGATACAGCTGAATATTTTTGTCATGAAAATTTTCCAGTTAGTGGGGAACTTTATTGGACATGTATTCAAGCATTGGCAGAAGCAAAACTTGCAGAACTTAAGGGAGAACTTTTAGTTTGAATAAAGCAAATAAAGTAGAAATCGAAAAAAGAGTAAAAACTACCCCAACAAATGTTAAGGAAGCAAATACAGCACTGTTTCATGCTACAATGAATCTCCCAGCAGCAGCAAGGCATTGTGGAATGACTTTAAAGGAAATGAAGTTGACTTTTTGGGAATACCTAAAGTATAATCCTCCTAGTTATGAAAGTAATATTTTAAAATAAATAAAAATAACATGGTATTGTATTATGACATACAAAATCACTTCAAATTATTGCTTTCACAATAGCACTATAGTAGATATGTATTTCATAAACGGAATACCTTTTACATTTGATTCTATAACTACAATAATGGAAGATGACCCTTATGTTATAATGGAAGCAAAAGACAACGTTTCTTATGAATCCAAAGACATGTACAACTGGTCAAATTATTTAATTATGGAAGAGTGTCATCCACTCATTTATGAATTAGAATTAGAAAATCCAGAGGAAATGCCTAAAGATTAATGCCTTTGTAGCTCAGTGGTAGAGCAGGGCTTTTGTAAAGCTCAGGTCGCAAGTTCAAATCTTGTCGAAGGCTTTTTATTTTGTTATTATGATACATAAAGTAGTAAAGTCAAACTATTTCTTAAAATTTGAAGAAGAAGATATAAAAAATATAAAAAATTCTTGCTTACATTTACCTTATACTGAGCAAAAGATATCTTATGAGGATGATAAACAATATCGTTTAACTAGCATTGCTTATCCGAATCATTTAGATGCTGAAAATTACTCAAAAGTAAGTGGAATAATTCAGAAATATCTACAAAAATATAATGATATATATTTTAACTATGATTTAGATGGTCATTTGGATATCCAATTGCTTAAATATTATCCGAATGGAAATTATAAATGGCATTGTGATTACGGTTCAAGTCATATTGAAGGTTCTGTAAGAAAATTGAGTTTAAGTGTTCAATTTAGTCATTCCTCAGATTATGGGGATGGTGAATTGGAACTAATAAATCAATATGGGCAACATATATTTTTAGGAAAAGAATATGGTGATACAGTAATATTCAACTCAAAAACACCCCATAAGGCACATTCAGTGTCATCTGGAATTCGTGATGTTTTGGTTGTTTGGGCAACTGGTCCAGAATTTAAATAAGTCTATTGTGAGTCTTGATAAATAAGTTAGATAAAGTATTATTGTTGTAATAAAATGCCATTATCAAGACTAGAGAATTTTCTTAAGAATGCTGAAGGTAATATTCTTTATGTGAATCCATCGGATTTTGATGCTACCGATAGTTTTGAGAATCAAGGTAATTCACTGACGAGACCATTCAAAACAATTCAGAGAGCATTAATAGAAGCAGCTAGATTCTCATATCAAACAGGTGAGAATAATGATAGAATAGATAGAACGACTATTCTAGTTTATCCTGGAACTCACTATATTGATAACAGACCTGGTTATTCTATCGAAGAGATTGGTGGAGTTGCAGTATATAAAAGAAGAACTGCTCCAGACATTTGGGAACAAACAACACTAACAGAATTTAATGAACTTACCAATTTTGATATTCTAAGTCCATCAAACGACTTATACAAGTACAACTCTGTAAGTGGTGGTGCTATACTGCCTAGAGGTACTTCAATTATTGGTTTGGACCTAAGAAAAACCAAAATTCGTCCATTATATGTTCCCGATCCAGAAGACGATAATATTGAGACCACAAGTATTTTAAACGTAACAGGTACTTGTTATTTTACTGCTTTTAGTATATTTGACGCAGACCCAACAAAGAGTGTATATAAAGACTATTCTGGAACACAAGTAGTTCCTAACTACTCACACCATAAAGTAACCTGCTTTGAGTATGGTGACGGTGTAAATATGGTTGCTCTGGCAGATTACCAGACATACCTATCTGACCTTGATATGTATTACTACAAGGTCGCAAAGGCATATGGTGATATTACTGGTAGAGGTCTTGGTGACTTCCCAGTAACAGAGGACTTTGAACCATCTGTCGATGAATTTAGAATTGTTGGTTCACTTGATGCAAACCCATTAGGAATTACTAGCATTAAAGCAGGTAACGGTAATGGAACTGGTGATTTAAATGAGATTACAGTAACAACTTCAAACAAACTTACGGGAGATACTGCACCCCACAATCTATATGTTGATAGTCCATTCTTAATTAGTGGAGTAACAATAGATGGTGAATCATATAATGGTTCATACACAGTAAGTGATGTTGTTGGTATCAATACATTCAAATATACAGCTAACCAAACACCACTCGACTTCTTACCTGACGTATCATTCTTCGATACTGCAACAGTTACAGTTGGTTCTGATACTGTAAGTTCTGCATCACCATATATCTTTAACTGTTCACTGAGATCAGTTTTTGGTATGAATGGTATGCACGCTGATGGTAGCAAAGCCACTGGATTCAAGTCAATGGTGACCGCTCAGTTCACTGGCGTTAGCCTTCAGAAAGATAATAATGCATTCATTCTATATGATAATGGCACCTTCTATGAAGAGAATACTCTTCCAGCAAATAGTTTATCGAAACCCCTACACACTAATTCAAGGGCAATATTTAAACCAGATTGGGAAAACTTCCACATCAAGTGTTCAAATAATGCATTTATTCAGTGTGTTTCTATCTTTGCTATCGGTTTTGCAAAACACTTTGTGGCAGAGACTGGTGGAGACCAATCAATTACTAACTCCAACTCCAACTTCGGTAATACATCATTAGAAGCAGTTAGTTTCAAACCAGAATCATTTGACAGAGATGATGTTGGTTATATTACACACGTTGTTCCACCTAGAGGTCTACTCGGTGATGAGAACGAAGTAAACTGGTTGTCTCTTGATGTAGAGAAGACAATCAACTCATCAGATCCATCAAGACTTTATATTTTCGACCAAACTAACGAAGATACTATCCCACCTTATCAAATTGATGGATTTAGAATTGGTGCTAGAGATGGTGATACTTTAAGTTTAACAGTTACAGTAGGTACGGCACAGACAACATATACTGCACCTATTTTAATGCCTGTACCATTTGGAGACAGGGTATCCGCAAGAAAAGAATATGAAGTAAGTAGAAATAATGGTCAAAACCTTATTAGTAATAATACTATCAATCTAACACAAACTCACCAGTTCCTTAATGGTGAGAGAATTAGAGTCTTTAGTGACACTGGACAAACTCCCGATGGTTTGGATAATGAGGGAATTTATTATGCTATTACTGGTGGTGGACTTAGCTCAAATCAGTTAAAGATTGCTCAATCCCTAAATGATGCGATATCAGATACCCCTGTTTTAGGAATCAATAATAATGGTGGTATTCTAAAAATTGTAAGTAGAGTATCAGATAAAGTTCCTGGTCAACTTGGGCACCCAATACAATGGGACCCAGTAGAAAATAACTGGTATTTAATTAGTGACAATGATGGTAGTGTAAACAAAATTTACACAGCAATCGTTACTACTGGTCTTGCAACCTTAGGTGAAGAAACATCTGCAGCTTTCTTCAGAAGAAAGTCAGATAATCGTTCCATTGATGATAAAGTATATAGATTACGTTATGTAATCCCCAAGGAATACGATAATGCTAAACCACCTGAAGCAGGATATGTAGTTCAAGAATCAAAAACTGTTGGTGTAACTAGTGTTTCATATACGAATGATGTACTAACGAATACAAAAGATTTAAGAAACGAAAGAGTTATTGTTAATGCAGTTGCAGCACCAGTAATTGCTGATTCACAAGTTATTACTTTAACGACCGAGTTACCTCACGGATTTATCGAAGGTGATGAAGTAAAGGTACAAAAAATTAGAAGTACAAATAATCCACTATCTGTTGGAATTGTTTCAACTTATAATGGAATTTATACTATTACAAATATCCTTAATAGTAAGCAATTCCAATATATTACTGATGGTGTAAAAGTAGAACCCGGAACATTTACCAATGATATCAATTTAAGGAATACACGACAACAGAGAGAAGCACTACCAGTAGTTTCAAGAGATGAATATAAAGAATCATATTTCATCTATCGTGTCAATCAAATTAAAAAGCATGTACCTGGTGATGATGGACAAGACGGAATTTATCATCTAGTTTGTTTAAACTCATCGGTATCACCTGATTCCAATGTGGGATATGGATTATATACAAAACAATTCTCACAGGACGTAAGAAACCTTTACCCTCAACAAGATAGAGATAACTTAAATACTAATCCAAAATCATCAGTAAGTTACTCCGACTTAAAAGTTATTGGTGATGTCATTACTAATGATAAACGTCACTCTATCACTAGAGAAGGTCTAGATTATTTCATTAAAGGAACTAAAGTTGGTTATGCAGTAACTCAACTAGACTTATCTGGAACTAATAACTCAACAATTACTGTATTCACTGATGTTGAACATAATTTAAATTCAATTAAAACCTTCACAAATACTGCTGGTTCTGGTTATACACCATCTTCTACTTTATTTTCAGTACAATTAACCGCAATTTCATCAAATGGTGAAGGTGCTACGGCAAAAGTAACCACAGATGCTACTGGTGGTATTTCTAATGTTGAACTTCTTGACCCTGGTTCTGCATATGCAGTTGGTGATGATTTAAGTATTCCTGGTGGAACAGTAAATGCCACTATATCAATTACTGGAATTAATGACAATACTACTGATGCTATCGAACTCAATGGATATTATGTTGATGACTTAAATGATGCATTTGAAATTAATAGTATTCCATCAGCAAAATCAATTGTACTAAATGCACCTTTAGGTATTAGTACAAATGATCCTAATAGTAGTGGTGAACTTGGATATGTAATTCCATCTGGAAATGTTGTATCTATTTCTGCTTTTGAAATGTCGGATACCGAAACTGGTATTGCAACATTTACTACATCAAATAGTCATGGATTATTTGCAGGTAACAATATCAATATCGTAAGCACGGGTATTACAGCATTTGATGCAAGTGTATTAGTTAAGGGTGTTGTTGGTCTAACTACATTTACTGTTGAGATTTTAGGTGTTGGTTCAACAGCACTTGGTTCAACAGGAAAAGTTATAAAAAGAGTTTTCTCATCTAATGCAAAAACTCTTGGTAGAGGTGAGGAAAATATTGCTTCTAGAGCAACTACACTTTATGATAAAAAAATAAATTATGTAAACTCGGCATTTGACAATACATCTACAACAATTAATTTCTCTGATCCAGATTCAGTAATTAGAGGTGAGTATTATCAGATTAATAATGAAATTGTAAGAATCTCAGGTTCATCAAATCCATTTAGTGTATTACGTGGTAAGTTTGGAACTATAAAAACTACGGCATTAGTAAATACTTTAGCAAGAAAAATCTTCCCAATTCCTTCAGAATTGAGAAGACCATCATTCATGAGAGCATCTGGACATACATTTGAATATCTTGGATTTGGTCCAGGTAACTATTCAACTGGTATGCCTCAAAAGCAGAATAGAATTCTATCTGAGCAGGAAGTTCTTAAGTCTCAGTCTAAAGAACAACGAGGTGGTTCAGTTGTTTACACTGGTATGAATGACCTTGGTGAATTTTTCTCTGGAAGTAAGAAACTAAGTTCTGCAACTGGTGAGGAAAGTGTAGTTGATGCACCTGTTATCACATACACTGGTGATGATGCTGAGGGTGAAAATACAAACCTTTCAAGTGGAATTTTTGACGAACTTCTAGTAAGAAGAAGAATTACTGTTGAGGGTGGTGAGAATACCAACCAGACATCACAATTCTATGGTCCAGTAAACTTTACAAACAAAGTAACCAATACTTCAGAATTAGGTATTGAGACTAAGAATTTATTCTTAAAAGGAAATGCACAGCAAGCAAAACTACTAACAGTTGGTATTTCTACTCCAACTTCTAGTGCAAAAACTCCTGGTGACATCAAATTTATCTCTAACCCAATTGATGGTTACATTGGTCACGTTTATACCGAAGGTGAATGGAGACAGTGGGGATTCATTAGTGCAGTTGCCGATGAAAAGACTCTAATGATAGACCATCTGGGAATCGGCAATGTTCCTGTTCCTCAGAACTTAATAAAATTAAGAGTAAGTGACCAAACAATTGTTGAAAACTTACAGGTAACTGGTGTTTTAACACTAGACCAAGGACAGGAACTTGGTGATGTTATCTTCCAAGATATTACAGTAAGAGGAACTGGATACTTTACCAATTCCAAGATTGATCCTATTACTGGTTTACCACCATATAGAACTATTCTTTGTGAAGGTGGAACTCAGGAATTCTTTAATATAGAAGTTGTCGGTTTCACTACATTCACTGGTAGGGTTGACTTCTTATCTAATGTTTATGGAATTGGTGGTAGATTTGGTAATATTAATGTTGGTATCTTCAACGATAATGCAATTACTAAAGTTTCTGGAACTGGTGCTCTAGTATTAGATAGTGATCCTAATGATAGAAATGGTATTGTAAGAATTGAAGATAATTTTCAAGTTCTTTCCAATACTGATGCCAATGTTTATCAAACTTGGTCAACTAGAGATGGATTGGGAATTGGTACTGCTGTCACTGCTGCATTAGAAATCAATACAATTAATGTTGCTGAAGATATTGTTTCATTAGACCTAGGTATCGGAAATAATTCTGGATCTGCAAAACTAGCATTACATACTAATGATACTGGATATCCTGATGGAACATTCATCATCAATGACCTGGCAAATGGTGATGCTACAATCACTAAGAGAGGATCTAGTGGTACATTAAAAATTGAAGCACCAGATCCAAGTGCTGACATGATATTTACTGTCGGCACTAATCAAAACTTCCACATCACACCACTTGGACATTTCCACTTTGAACAAAGCAATTCTGGTAAAGAACTTGAGGGAAATCACTTAAAAATAGACCAGAAAGGAAACGGTGATGCTGTTCTCTCTTGGCATAGGTCAAAAAATAATGCAAATGTTCGTTGGTATTCGGGTATCGATGCTAGTGATGGAAATTCTTGGAAACTTGCAAATCCAGCAACAACAACTGCTGCTGGAAATGAAGATTTTGATAGAGCAAGTGAAACAAAATTAAAGATTGACACAAGTGGTAATACTAATATCCTAGGAACTTTGGATGTTGGTGGTAATACAATTTCAACACCTACCACAACAACATTTAATTTAGTTAATACGAATATTAGCACACTTAATTTTGCTAAGACTGCTTCCTCTATTACCATGGGTAATAATAGTGCATCATCATTCGTATCTATTAGAGGAACTACACAAGCAACCTCTTGCACAACTGGTTCTTTAAGAGTTGCGGGTGGTGTTGGTATTGCTAAGAACCTTTATGTTTGTGGAAAAATTGGACCAGCAGTATTTAATAGTACTGTAACAATTGAAGGTACACTAACCTTAGAGGATAACGTCACTATTGACGGTACTACTACTTTCACTAAAACTACTAACAATACATTATGTAATGTTAATACTGGTTCTGTTCAATTTGATGGTGGTGTTGGTATTGCTAAAAACGTTTCAATTGGTCAAGGACTATGTGTTCAAAATAATTCAACATTTAAAGGGAATATTACTGCTGCGTCATTCATCAAACAGGGTGGTGGTTCGACTAATGGACAATCCCACTTCTTGAGAGCAAATGGTACTGATACCATTCTCCAACAGCAAGACTTCATTAATACTCTTACATACGTTCCACAACCACCTATTACAATGAATGGTTACCCTAAGGGTAACTCTGTAAGATTGAATTCTATTGCAAATCAGTTTAATGGATCTAAAAGAACATTTAACTTATTTGCTCCAGATGGTGCTGCATTTGAACCAGAAGGTCCAGCAAACTTACTCGTATACTTAGATGGTGATACTTTATTAGAACCTGGTGCTGATTATATCATTCCATTCTCTGGGACTTCACCCAATTTCAATTATAATCCACAGATTCAATTTATTGTTGCTCCATCAGCAGGCAAATCTTGTCATATTATTGCTCTTGGTGGTCAAGGTATGGTCCTTGATGATGAAGGATGGACTGCAAAGGGACAAATTGCTGTTGGTAAGCAACAAAATAGAGCAGAAATGCTTAATGTTGGTTCTAATGACCAAGTATTAGTTGCAAATAGCAGTCAAACTCTTGGTGTTAAGTGGATGTGGATGCAACAGCAACCACCAATTGGATCTGTTCATTATTTTGCTGCAGCACAAGCTCCTGAAGGATACTTAATATGCGATGGTTCTATAGTTCCAAATGGAACAGGAAATGTTCAAGGAAGAACTGCTGATTACTCGCATTTATTTTCAATTCTAGGAAATACATTTGGTGCAAACGGAAAACTTCCTGATCTAAGAGAAAAGGATGTTATGGGTAGTGGAAATGGTCCTATTAGTGGTGGTGGACATAATGTTGGACAAACTGGTGGTAAGAATGAGCATAAAATTAATGCTAATGATGTTCCATCACATGCCCACCCATTATCACAAAATGGTACTCATAACCACCCAACTGCTGTCTCAACCCACAATGGTCACGAACACCCATTATCTAGTAATGGTACTCACGAACACCCAACTAGTGTTTCACAACATGATGGACATGCTCACCAACATAATATAGGAACTCAAGGTAGTCATTCCCATAATGGAGAAACAGGAGCACAAGGTGGGCATACTCATGAATATAATATGGGTCCAATAGGAAATCACAGACACCCTGGTTCAGGAACTAAGCAGAATGGTAAACATAATCATGGCACTGCAACTAAAGAGTTAGGTCCAGATGCTGGTCACACTCATAATGTAAGAGTAGTACAAAATGGTAAACATGCTCACCAAGGATCCACTACTCAAAATGGTAAACATGCTCATGGTGGAGAGACTAATACTGAAGGATATCATGGACATGGTACAAGAGTTGGTGACCATAGTCACCAATATAGATATGAGAGAGGTAAAGGTGGTGATGGTGATGAGGCTGCTGGAGATGACAATGATCCAACTTACAATACCTCAGACAATAGACCAAGTGTATCCGTCGAATCGAATGGTAGCCACAGACATAATCTTTCTGTGCAAGAAAATGGTAAACATTCTCACCAAATACAAGTTCAACAAAACGGATATCATGGTCATAATGCATCTGCTGAACTGAATGGTAGACATGGACACCCATTAAGAATCACTTTAAATGAAAATGGTTATCATGCTCACCAGGTTGAAGTGGATGGTGATGGTTCACACAGACACCCATTAGCATTAACACCAATAGCAAATCACTCGCATAATATTATTGCTGATGGTGGACATGTTCACCCATTGAGTGTAAATACTGGTGGTTCTCACAGTCATAATGTTGATGTTGCTCCAACTGGAAATCATAATCATGATGTTGGTGATAGTGGTAAACACAATCATACAGTACAAACTGGACCAGTAGCAAATCATAATCACACAGTTGGAACTTATGGTGGTGCTGGAGCAGGTCAAACTAAAATTCCTTTACATACTCCATGGCTTGCACTTCTTCCTGTTATTAAAGCATATTATGTTGGTCCAAAAACCACTAAAAATTGGTGATATAAATAAATTCGTAGTAATTTTATAATAATAACACTATGGATGCCACACAAATGAAGGAGACTCTGAAAAAAAGTGCAGAAGAACTCCGTGACAGACTTGTTGAACTTGAAACTGAATTTAATTCAAAGAAAGAACAATTTTTAAAAGTACAAGGTGCATTAGAAGCTCTTAATGAACTAGATGAACCTTCAAACCCAACAGAGTGATTTTACTGAAAAACCACTATATTTGTCAACATTGACAACCTCAAGATTAAGTGATACTATATCTTTGTCTTGAGGTTTCTTTGTATCTTTGAGAACCAAGATCCGTCTTTGGTGGTAGACGGTTTTATTAGTGTCTGAGGGGGAGTGATGACCCCCCTTTTTTATGCCATAATACAGGGAGTTCAGAACCACACCAGATGTCCGTCAACCTAGAAGTCAAAGGTTCTCTTGCCAAATGTCTGGCAACTGAAAATCTCATCATTGAGCATAAGCAAGTTCCAACTGCATCCTTTGATGTTGACCGTCGTGTGTTGGTTCTCCCTACTTGGGATAAAGCATCTCCAATTGTTTATGACCTCCTCGTTGGTCATGAAGTTGGTCATGCTCTTTTTACTGATAATATCGATTGGACTATCGATTATCCTGAAGTTCCCATGGATTTCGTAAACGTCCTAGAAGACGTTCGTGTTGAACGTCTTATGAAACATAAGTATCCTGGTCTTTCTAGAACTTTTTACAACGGTTATAATGAATTAAATACTGAGGATTTCTTTTCTACTAATGAGGAAAACCTTGATGAACTTTCTTTCATTGATCGTATCAATCTTTATTATAAAATTGGTGCATTTCATAACATTGCTTTTTCTGACGAAGAGAACGAGTTTTTGACCCGTGCAATTCAGACTGAATCTTTTGTAGATGTTTTGAATCTTTCTAGGGAAATTGTAGAATATGTAAAGTATAAGAAAGAAGAACAACAAATTGCTGATATTCCTTTCCCTTCTGGAACCAGTGATGAATCCAACTCCGATGATAATGGAGAGACTGAAGGTGATAGTGAAGAAAATGATTCTTCCGAAAATACTCAGAAGCAAAGTGATAATTCTTCTCAACGTCAAGGTAAATCTGATAATTCTGACTCGGAAAATGAGTCTTCTGATACTACTTCTAAGGAATCTTCTGGTGGTGGTGGAACATCCCATTCAAGAGATGGAAATGACGAACTGAAGTCAACTACTTCTCGTTCTTTTGATGAAAAAGCACAAGAATTGGTGAATAGAAATGCTTCTGATACAACCTATGTTGAACTTCCTAAGTGGAATCTTGACAATACAATTATTCCTAACGACTATATTCATCAGGCAGCAACTGCTTATTACAATATTGATAATCAATACATCAAGGAGTATTTTGAATTTGCTTGTCAGGAGTATACTAAGTACAAGAAAAGTGCAGAGAAAGAAGTTTCTTATCTTGTAAAGGAGTTTGAGTGTAAAAAGTCTGCTGATCAATATGCTCGTTCTTCTGTTGCTCGTACTGGTGTTATTGATACATCTAAACTTCATAGTTACAAGTACAATGAAGATCTATTCAAGAAAGTTTCTGTCATTCCTGACGGCAAAAACCATGGACTAATTTTTATTATGGATTGGTCTGGTTCTATGGGTAACTTCCTTCTAGATGCTTACAAGCAACTTCTGAACCTAGTTTGGTTCTGCCGTAAAGTGAACATTCCATTTGAGGTTTACGCATTCACTATGGACCCTTCTTCTTACATTAATCATCAGAAAGATCATCTCCCTACTTATGAAAAGGTTGCTGGAATTATTGCCCCAGAAGAATCCTTTCGTTTGATGAATTACTTTACTAGCACTACTAACAACCGTGTTCTTGAAGAGCAACTTAAAAATATCTGGGCTGTTGCATACTCTTATCAGTATCATCGTGGATATGCTCCTCCACATTTGGAACTTTCGGGAACTCCTTTGGGTGAAACTTTAATGGTAATGCATGAAGTTATTCCGATGTTTCAAAAGAAGAACAAACTTCAAAAAGTAAATGTTGTTCTTCTCACTGATGGTGAAGGTTATCAGAATGCAATTACTGTTGAACGTACTTCATATCGTGACCCTGACCACAAGTATGTTGGTTTTACTAGAAGGAATCGTACAACGATTCGTGATAGGAAGACTGGTCGTGTTTATGCACCATTTGAGTATGATAATTTCCCTAAGTATGCAAAAATTCTTTTACAAACTCTTAAGGATAAGTTTTCTACAGTAAATTTCATCAACTTCCGTATCACTCCTTCTCGGGATTTCCGTACTTGCTGGAGCTGGTATGGATCTGGAAATTCTTCTTATGATGAGGTTTCTGCTATCTACAGAAAGCAGAGTTGTGTTCAATTTAAAGACACTGGATTTGACCAGTTTAATGTGGTTGCTGCATCTTCTCTTGCTCAGGATGAAGAATTCAATGTTCCTGAAGATGCAACTAAGGCACAAATTAAGTCTGCATTTACTAAAATGCTTAAGAGGAAAAAGACTAACAAAAAAATGCTTGGTTCTTTTGTTGAACTCATTTCCTGACCAGTTTGGGGGGTGACCACTCTGCCCCCCACTCTGCCCCACTCTGCCCTATAATTACAAGGTAATCAATCAAACCCCATGACCGAAAACGCACTGACTATCCTCAAGCAAAAATATGGTACTGAATTTGGTGCTGATGCTGTGAAGATGGTTGCATCGGAATTGAATACATCTTACGCAACTCTTTCTAAATATCTTCAACAATATAAAGTTGGACGTGGTAAGTGGAATCTTGAAGAAACTGTTCAAGATCTAGAAGAAAATTATAACTCCACTTCTGCAGGTGTTTCTACGATGAATACTGTTGTTCAAAACCTTATCCCTCAGAAAGATGGTACTTTTGTACCATTCGGAAACTTCCCGGATATTAAAAAGGTTATTCAGTCACATATGTTCTATCCGACGTTCATTACTGGTCTCTCTGGTAATGGCAAGACGTTCGGTGTGGAGCAAGCATGTGCTCAACTTGGTAGAGAACTCATCCGTGTGAATATTACTATTGAGACTGATGAAGATGATCTTATTGGTGGTTTCCGTTTGCTTGACGGTAATACTGTCTGGCACAATGGTCCTGTCATTGAGGCTCTTGAACGAGGTGCTATCCTCCTCCTCGATGAGATTGACCTTGCATCTAATAAGATTCTCTGTCTTCAAAGTATTCTTGAAGGCAAAGGTACATTCCTGAAAAAGATTGGTAAGCATATCACTCCTTCTCCTGGTTTCAATGTATTTGCCACTGCCAACACTAAGGGTAAAGGTTCTGATGATGGTCGTTTTATTGGCACCAATGTGTTGAATGAAGCATTTCTAGAAAGGTTTCCTGTAACTTTTGAGCAACAATATCCAACTGTTGCTACTGAGACTAAAATCTTGACTAAAATTGCAGAGTCTCTTAAAATTCCTATGGTTAGTGAGCATACTGACTTCATTGCACATCTATGTAATTGGTCTGATATTATTCGCAAGACTTTTAATGATGGTGGTATTGATGAAGTAATCAGTACTCGTCGCCTTGTTCATATTATCAAAGCATATTCTATCTTTGGTAAAAAAGATAAAGCAATCAGAGTTTGTCTAAATCGTTTCGACGATGAAACTAAATCAACCTTTGTTGAACTTTATGACAAAATTGATGCTGAATTTGAGCAAACACAAATAAACCAAGAGGGATGATGTACTCTTGGTTTTTGTGAATATATAGTAAAGTCCTCTCCCCTTCAACTACTCTAATGCCTTATTTTTCTAATTTTTACTTAGATGTAGATGCTGATGCCATTTATGAATATGTCACTGGTATCTATGATACTACGGAAGAAGAAGATGAACAGGAATATAGAGAAGATAAAATGGAACAAATGATTTCTAGGCACGGTTATTGAATTATGTCAAACGATGTAACATTAATTTACAATTTTGATATTGATGATGAAGGTTATGCTACAGTTGTAGCAGTAGTTGAAGATGTTCGCATCATTCATAATGCAACTAGACTTGACCCACCAGAGTATGGTCCTGGAGTATGTAAAGCAGGATTTTATGTTGGTGAAGATGATGAAATCCCATTATCTGAAGATGAACTCATTGATTATGTTAGTGAGCAAGACCTAGATTGGGAAATCTATGAGGACTATCTTTCTGAATATTAAAACCTACTGAGAAGTACTATGCACGATCAAAATAATATTGATGATCCCGAATCTAAACAAGATAAATGGAATCGTGGACTCGATATTTTTATCGAATCTGTAATTAAACCAGACCCAAAATTGAGGCAATGTGCTCACAATCAGGAGTGCTATAATGAGTTGATGGATGTTAGGAAAGATGTTCTTAATTATTTGCAAACTCTAAGGTGGAACTAATGAGTTCTCAGTATTTTTGGTTAATTATAATTGGATTCGTGTTGTATGTTTCAATCATGGATCCGAACGTAATGAAAGCAATCGGATATGTTTCAAAATTATCCGAAACTAAATTTAACAAGTGGAAATGGTGGTTACTAAATGACCCTTCAAATCCAATAGTAAAATATTTTATTTGGAGAAGGTCTATGGAAACAGCAAAAAGAATAAGAAAAGCTTTAAATAATAAAACTAAATAAAAAAAGATTCATCTTTATTATGAACTATAAACCCTATTCACAAGAATGGCATAGATACAGATACTTAAAAGAAGCAATTGACAAGTATCTGGATGATTATATTGATAATGATACAATAATGAATGATATTCTTAGTATTGTGTGTGATCGTCAAGAGAAAGCACATGCTGAATATCATAGATTAGAAGACCTAGAACTTAAACTAGATTTTAGAGACTAAACCGTATGCTTTCTACCAAATACAGACTACGACTGGAATTTATCTGTAAGAAGATTGCAAATAAGGAGGAAGTGCAATTAGACGATATGATATGGGTTGAGAAACTTGCCAAGTCCCATACAACTGCCAGAGACTGGTTAAACAAAGCACGTCGTCAGGCAGCACAGGACATCCAGGAGGGCAGTATTGACGATTTTATGAATAAGATGGGACTAGGAGACCCCGACCCATCTAATCATAGAACGGGGTTTAATGGTGCCGACGACATTAAGAATTGGTTCCATCAGGACAAACCTGAAGATTGGAGGCAACGTGACTGATTATGTCTGTATCCCCACATGGGATCCTATTTTCGAGATGATGCGTTATCATTGGGTACACAAGTCAGAAAAGGATCCTGTGCAATTCGTGAAAAATCTCAACCCAGAGCAAGAAGTGCTATGAGTAGTAAGATGCTATTCCTAGTTGACATTGGTAATGGTAGATGTCTTAGTCACGATGGATACATTCAAATTGGTATTTTCTCTCATAGTGTAGAGAAGCATCTAGAGTTAAATCCTGAACAAGAATGGCAGGTAACATACTGGATGCCTGATCCATTCTGTATTAGATATCCAAGACCTAATTATCAGCATACTATGAAGGCGAATGAAGGTTCACCTAAAACTGATAATGCTACTGATAGTAGACCAAGAGATTTTCCAGACCAAGCAACAAATAGACTTGAGAGAACATTATGAAGTTTAAAGCATTAGTATTCATCCGACTACGATCACAAGTTGATGACTCTCCTGGTAATGCTGTGAGAGATGGTAGTAGACGATTGTCTGAGTTGGATATCAAGAAACTTAGACTTGGTAAGGTGATTGATATTTGGTTGGAAGCAGAGACTAGAGAGTATGCAGAGAAAGAAATCGAAATGCTTTCTGATCGTTTCTATGCCAATACAGTCATGGAAGACTGGGACTATGAATTGACTGAGATTGAAGAATTTCCTAAAGGTATTGAATAATGGATGATTTTAACACACCAGGATCTAATAAGATAGGACTCACTCCTGTATTCAAAGAGTTCGTAGTTAATTTACAGATAGATAATGTAGTGAAGATCTTAGATGCTAAGATCGAACGTTGTAACGTATATAATAGTGATAATCGAGATGAAGTATACAAACAAATAACCATTACCTACAAAGAAGACACATGCAAGCAGTAATCTATTCTAACGGTAGTCAAGAGTGTGATCGTATCGCAGCACTACTTAAGTCAATGGGTGGAGAGTTTCATGAGTATAATCTCAACGAACACTTTACTCAAAGGGCATTTGAAGCAGAGTTTGGACCTGAGGCAACATATCCTCAGGTTGCTATTGGTGCCAAACATCTTGGTAACATGCATGATACACTTCATTATATGAATGAATCTGGAATGTTTTAGTGTGGAAAACCGACTTGACAAAGAATTATAAATTACTTAAAATAACTAAAGATGAAATTAAAATCCATGACAAACGAAACTGAAGTACAAACTTTTTGGGGTCTTGATGCGAGCAAAATTGAGACTATTGATGACGTAAAAGCAATTCTTGGTGCTATGGATTTGTTTGTACGTGAAGATCTTCCTCATTTTGATGATATCAAACATCTATTTACTGAAGAAAGGAAAGTTGAAGTCACCAAAGAGTCGTGAAATTTGAGGTAGGTGATACTGTAAGATATCTTGGTTGCTCCATGGAGCAAAAACGGTGGGGTAATAATGATTTTCCACCCTGCATAGTAGATAAAGAATATATTATTGAAAAAATAGAAGTACATTCTCAGCACACAAAAGTATCTTTAAAAGGTATATGTGGTAAATTTAATTCAGTATGCTTTTCCCTAGTAAAGGAGACATTTGTATGAGTAGAGGATGTTGCGGTGCTGGATGTCGTGACTGTCCATTTAGACCACCCAGTAAACTGTCCACTTCTCCACCATGAGAGTGGATTTTTGTTGTATAATGACTATAGGAAAACAAACTGACCGCTACTTATGAACTGGTATGAGTATTGGATAGGTCATTGTTGGGTGACTGGATGGAGAAATATTAGACATGCCTTCAACATCTGGGTAGATCTTATGACATCAAACTATGATGGATATACTGTGCTTGATTATGATGACCCATATACAGAATGTAGAGAATGGTTTTGGCAAACTCTTGGTGAGGACGATGTTTATCCTAAAGCATTTCTCGAACATCTAATGCAAATGGTAGATGATATTGATACTGGTAAAGTAAAAACTTATTCAATAGATGAAGTGTTTGATAAAGTAAAAAATTTGGTGGATGAAGAATGACTGAACCAAAGAAGAAACCAAAAACTACTCCAAAGAAACCTGTTGCTAAGAAACCAGCAACTCCAAAGAAAACTACTAGTGCTAAACCAACTCCCACCACTAACAAATCTTCAACTGCTAAGAAAACAACAAGTAGTACTAGAAAAGCAGCAGAACCTAAAAAAACTTCTGCTAAACCGACAACTACTAGAAAGAAAAAATCAACAAGGGTAAGAAAACCAACTAGGGCAAATCAGTTAAAAATTCCGAAGGAGAAATTAAAAATGTTTCCATACGAAATGTTTCCAGTAAGGTTGTTTCATATGGAAGGAAAAGACTTTGCTGATTTAAAAGTTTGCTCCTTTACCGATGAGTGTTATGCCTTAAAGTATATCGAGAGATTGGGGTTAAAAAAGTCTGAATATAAAATGGTGAAGAGGAAATGAAAAGTTATTGGAGAATTTGGGCAAAAGCATTAGGACGGAAAGATGGACGAGATAACAGAGAAGCAGATATTATTGCTGGCATACGCACCCTTGTTGTTGTTGCTTACATGGTTACTAATGTTGCCATTGTGGCAAATGTCATAAGGCATTGGAATGATAAAGCATCAAATATCTATATTTGTGCTGACAAACCCCGTGGGGGTTATTGGTGTACTAAATTTAACTAAAGAACTATGACCGAACAAGAAAAAGATCAACTTTCCGTATGTAAAGAACAGGGATTACCTGATAATGCTGAACTTATTGATGATGTATTTTATGTCTGGGAGACTCGTTTTGGTTTGTTCTCTACAATGACAAAACAGGGAAGAAAGATGTTAACTGGTATGCATAAAGATAATGTCATTACAATGACACGTTGGCATCTTAAGTGCGAACAAGATGGCACTTTACATCTATATACCCGTGTGGTAAACTCTGGAGTAGTATCAGGAAAATTATGACCAAAAAACAATCTAAAAAAACTGATAGTAAAGGTCGTGAAGAAATCTGGGAGTGGGATGAAACTCCAGAAGCAAAAGAAGCAATTAGAAAACTGCATAAAACTATTGCAGAACTAGAACTTAAAGCACCAGATTATGGAGTTGGTAAATGACAGGTAAACTTGACCCAGAAGAAAGAGTTCTAGATGAGAGTATTTTCTCTACACGCAAAGCAACTGCACTTTGCAATCAAGGTGTAAATGAAAAACTTCGTGAAGTAATTGCTACACTGGGGTGGGATTGCTATGATGATGTTGTAGTTGAAATTGGTGGCACAGTAGTCTCTGGTATCCACCAAGGTGAAGAGTATAATAAAAAGTGGGCAACCCCTTACGGTACTCGCAAATATAATAAGGATGCCTTCATCGTAATCAAAAATCTATCTAGGAATGATGACACCAAGTCTCAACCCATGGATAGACCACACGAACCTCATCATTTAAAGGATGACACCAGCAAAACTTAGAATTACTGGTAGTGCTCTTCTATTAACAGGATATTTCATTTTGTTATATGTTGACGTATTACTAGGATGTTGCTTTAGACTTGTTGGGGGAGTGTTAATGCTTCCCTTTGCTATTAAAATCAAAGTGTGGGATGTTGTAGGAATACAAACATTTTTCGCATGTATCGATTTATCTAAAATCATTCAACTTACATTATGAACATTTTTGTTACTTCAGATAACCCTATGCAATCTGCAAGAGTTCTTCCTGATAAACATATTGTGAAAATGCCCTTAGAGTGCTGTCAAATGATTTCTATCATTTACTCTAAGTGGTATCTAAATTGGGGTGAAATTCACAAGAAAGATGGTGACCCATATAGCACTAAAAAAGGTGCTTTCCGCAATCATCCATGTACTGTTTGGGCAGCAAAAAACCATTACAATCTTGCATGGTTGATTCAACATGGATGTGCTCTTTCTTCCGAGTATCATCATAGATATGGTAAGATTCATTCTTGTTCTAAAACTCTGTTTGAAGCAAAGAAAATTTTTCATAAACATGCTGATAAAGCAATAAGTTGCCATACCCTTGCTGAAAACTTTACCCGTGCGATGCCAGATGAGTTTAAACATGACACAAGCATCGACACTTTTACTGCTTACAAAATGTACATTAGCAGCAAACCTTGGGTTGCATCTAATTATCTTCGTGACCAATCCAGAAAACCAAATTGGGTATGACAATGAAAGCAATTAGAGTTGATGTGAAAACCCAAGTCACTGTCCTCATCAATGATGATGATGATTACTGGGCAATCAAACACAATGCAATGCAACAAGTGCATGACGACATTCATTGGCACTTGAAAGACAAATTTATTATTGATTATGATGTTAAATATTAAAAAAAGCAATTAATTATGAATGTATTAAGTATCGATCTTGATTACATAATGTATCCAGATATTTCTTTCTATAACAATATGTTATATGATCCAAATCCAACTGGAAGGTGGAAAAAAATGGAAGATTCTGGAAATCTGGCAGATACCAGAACATATAATATAGATCAAGGAAATTTGATGTTTGTTTTTAATACCTTCCTAAAGGCAATTAAAACTTGTCACTCTGTATCATTTGGGTATGAGCATGATGCTATTTTATATGAACTAGAAAAAGAAAAATATAAAAATATGGATTTATACCATATTGATCACCATGACGATTATATCAACGGAAGATATCATAAAGATGGATATGAAGGTTATGAAAAAGAATATTATTTTACGGAGCATCAAAATTATCTAGATGAGGGTAATTGGGGATCATGGTTAAAAATACAGAATAAATTAAAAAGTTTTCTTTGGATACATAATCCTAATATTAAATTTGACTTAAATCATGAAAAAGTTAAGTTTATATATGATAGTATGGATAAAGAATTCTATATGCATTCAAGGAGTGAAATAAAAGATAATCTTCAAAAAGTAAATTACGATCATATTTTTGTTTGTTTATCACCTCAATACATACCACCACAGCATTGGCATTACTTTGGAATGTTCATAAACTTATATGAGGAGTTTACTGGTAAAGATGCAGTTATACATGTTAAAAAATATGGACGGATGAATGAACTAAATGCTGTTCATGATAAGATAGTAAATAATTATGCATAATTTACATTATCCATCCAGTAATATATAATTTGAGCAACAAAAACAATTAATTATGAAAATTTTTCTAGATACTGCCGAAATTGATGAAATTAGGTCTGCATATGAAACAAAACTCCTTGCTGGTGTAACAACCAATCCAACTCTTATTAAAATGAGTGGACGTGACCCAGTAGAAGTCATTAAAGAAATTTCTGCTGAGTTCACTACTCTGGAGTCTATCTCTGCTGAGGTCGTTGCAGATACCGCAGAGGAGATGGTAGAGCAGGCACAGGCATTCAAAGGTCTATGGAATGTTACCATCAAGGTTCCATGCACTGTGGAGGGTCTTAAGGCATGTAGAAAACTTGCTGAAGAAGGATTTAAAGTAAATGTAACTCTCGTATTCTCAGTTGCACAAGCAATTCTTGCAGAAAATGCAGGAGCATCGTTTATCTCTCCTTTTGTGGGGAGATGGTTTGATAATTCAGTAGATGGAATTGAACTAATTAAAAAGATTCGTAATGTATTTACTGGTGATGGTAGATTCACTATGTGTAATATCCTTGCAGCATCTGTTCGTGAGGTTTATCAGGTAGAAGAATGTGCTGGTGTTGGTGCTGATATTTGTACTATGCCACCAAAAGTTTTTTGGAAAATGTATAATAATGTGATGACTGATAAAGGTTTAGAGCAATTTCAAAAAGATTGGGATAGTGTAAATCATGTATGAAGAACTAAACTGTTTTGAAGAAGCACTCAAACACTTTGGTACTAGAGTAGAAATTATTACTGCTATGGAAATGGCAAAGAAATTAACTGCTGAAGATGCATACCAAATGATTAAAGATGAACTCAAAGAGGTAAAAAAATGTCGTAAACTATTTAAAAAAGATGACTGTTGATATATAAAGAAATATCTCTATAAAAATGGAAAATCAAGAAAGCAGTAAGTGCATAAAGTTATTATGTGCCCAGTGCCAAACAGTAAAAGATTTAACTGAGGAGAATTTTACTAGAATAAATAAAAATCAGTTTCAGGCATTTTGTAAACCATGTATGGAAGAAATTCAAGATAAGGTTGATGAAATAGATAAATTTAATAGAGAAAATAGTCCTTTATTCAAAGAATAATTATGGAAAATAAGTTACAATTAGATACTCTGGATATTCAAAGAAATGATGATGGGTCTTTTAGTCTCAAGTGGGACTCTAAAGATCCTAATTGGACTTGGTTAAATGAGTTGACATCTGAAGAAATCAAGATTATGATAGAGGAAGCACTTGATGACTACATCAAAGAAAATGGATACGAAGAATAGTACAGGATACAAAAATTACTCTCTTTCTAGGTTAGAAGACAGTATTTTTGATGCAATGCAATCTGGAGCAACTGCAAGAGAAGTATTTGATACTATCTTTAATATTGTAAAAGATGAACGCAATTTGTCTGAACAAAAAATGGGATATGCTGCTGACCTACTAGCATATCTTAGAAGTGGTGGAAGATTAAACTTTGAAAAGGATTTAGATGATTTGACATCTGATGAAATTAAAGCACAAGGTGGTTATGAATGGACTCCTGCAACATCAAAGGATGAGACCATTGATAGAAATGATCCCGTAAGACTTGCTTATGAAAGAGGGTGGGTTTATGAATCACCTGATAATGGCAAAACAGTAACAAAACGTCGGGTTGGTGAAACTCAAAAATATCCAGTTAAATAAATTTTATTATGGCACTTAGCAAATCCGTTGAAGCATCACTCCAAGAAGCAGAATCTCACCTTAGAAATGCACTTGCATTTGCTGCTAGACAAGAACGTCCACTTGTATGTTCTAGCATTGCAGAAATTATTCAAAAACTTGAGAATATCCAATCATTTGATGTTATCCTAGATAAACTTGAATCTAGAACAGAAGGTGATAGTGGAACCTGGGGTCCAATTAGTGAGTAAGATTATATAAATCTGAAGATAATCTAAATAAGTCAGGGTTTCAACAAAATCTATGCTAGACTGTTTAGAGAACCAGTAAAGATGTTATGACACTTCCTTCTAAGCAACAAAAATTAAATAAAAACGAAATTAAAAGTATTGAAAGTGCAGTAGAAGATTCGGGTATTAGTGCTGTTCATCCTGAAAAGATGGAGGCATTTGCTGAGTATCTTGTAGAAAAATTAAAAAATAATCGTACCAATAAATAATTTATAACTTAAGTATCAAAAAATATGGGTGTAAATGCTATAAGTCAGGGTCCCTCATATGGTCAGGTTGATATTTCTACTGCTGGTTATACACCATTTAGTGTTTCTACTTTAGAAAACTGGACGGGGACAAGTAGTAGGAATTTCAGCGCCAGAGGTGTGAGACTTGCAAATCATTCTGGTTTTCGGAATCCTTCTACTGGAGCATACACAACTTCTCGAACATCTGACCTTGGGTCATGTAGAGGAAATAGTTATTGGGGATGGAGATTGTATAATGCTAATAACTATGATTATGAACTAAGTAGTAATAATACAGGAGTAGGTGCTGGACTATACAACCAAACTAGTAATCAATTACAACTTGTCTTTTGTTCTACTAATGTTCCTACTACCCAATCACATTTTACTTCCGTTAGTAGAACTACTGCAAGTACTTGGACACCGGTAGTTAATTCAACAACAAGTAATTATAGTCCCGCACGTCCTTCTTGTTATGTTTATGCACTATGCGGTCCTGCGAACGGTAGTACAAACCCACTATACATTCATTTTAATGGAACAAATACTGGGTTTACTTTAATGAATGTACTTGTTGAACTTCAGTTTGATGGTAATCAGAAGGGAATACATGAATGGGTAATTACAAGTACGACTGCATCACAGACAGCAGGGGCAAGTAGTCCAACTGGTAACGTAATTTCCCATCCTGGTAATACTTATGGATATGATTGGGCATGGGCAGCAATTTATTTTGCTTCAACAATGACTACTGCAACATCTCCTACTGGTGTAGATTACAGTGGTGAAGGAACTACTAGTTTTAATAGCTTAATGAATTCTGGTGGTAATGCTCCAATATCAAGACTAATCAGTTATTCTCAAGATAATACTAACGGAACACATGCACCCACAATTTCAAATCTTCATCCAACGGGTCAAGGTACAAGCCCATTTTGTGGTGCTGGATTTTATTTAGGTATGCGATAAATAAAATTAAACTTATAAATTTTAAAAAGAAAAAATAATGACTGAAGCAGTTACATCACCATATGAAGGTGAAATTTCGGATATTAGATTCGGTGGTTCTGATGGATTCATTTTAAGTGTGAGTATGGATATTTCCTTCCCTGCTGAAATTGAAGAACATCCAGAACCAACACTTTATATGTTTCATACGGTAACCTTTGAAAGACCACCAGAGGAGGAATTTATTTCATTCGACAATGTAACGATTGATATGATTAAAAACTGGGCAAAAATTGATCTTGAAAATAAAGTCATAGAACATCGTGAAAGAATAAGAACAATGATTCAATCTATTACTCCTGCTGATGATTAAAATGTCCTTAGATAAATAGTCAGAGGACTTTTTGTATTCATATGCTTGAAGAAGGAAGAAAGAGAGATAAAGCAGCAAATGCTGTTCTAGGATTAGCATTTGCTGCTAATGCTGCATCTTCACCGGAAGCAATGTTACGTTCTGGTCATGTTGAGGCACCTGGGTATCAACTCATGTCTAGAATGATGCGAAAAAGAAAGGAAGCAGATAGAAATCTTGATAATGAAAGAGTCTCTAAAGGATCAAGAAATAGAAAGGTAAAGAAAGAACAAAAAACATTTAATGCATTTGTAATTGAAGCACAAAAGCATTTTTCATCTAGAGAAGAACTAGAGAAGTATCATAGTGGTATTCCTGATGGAATGTATGCAAATAATGCAGGAAGTACTGAAAGTCCTAAATGGAGACTAAAACCAAAGTCTGGTGGTGCAAAAGAGCGTGCTGCTAGAAAGGAGAGAATACAAGGTCTTAGTTCATCTGAGCAAAGAGATAAGGCAGATAGAAAGACAGCAAAGATAAAGAAAAGAGGATATGAAGCACATCATATAACTCCAACACACCATTCTGCTAAGTTGAAATCATCAATGAGTGATTCTGAATGGAAAGAAAGAGTAAACAGAGATGAGAAGATTGGTGTCTATCATGGACATCAACCTAGAAATTTAATGGCAACAAAGAAGTCTACTGACCCTAAAGAAAAGAAAGGTGTCTATCATAGAAAGGGTGGAGCACATGAAATTGAAGGTAAAGTAAAAGATCTTGTTTCTGGAAAGGGAAGTAAAGAAAGTGCTATTTCCCATAGAGATTTACTTAATGCTGCACTCAGAAAGCAAAGAAAACAGAACCAAGATAAATAAAAATAAAAGTGCGAGAAATGAAGACTTTTAATCAATTTTTGGATAAGTCATATCTCTCAGAGATGCGTAAGGAAGATAAGGTAAAAGGTGAGAAAAGGACACCTCTTTATCAAACTTTAAGTAAAAAGCATATTACTAAAGATGATGAAGGAAAGTGGAAAGTAAAGAAGTCTGAGAAGAAAGCACTCTCCATGAAAGCAGCAATGGGGAGAATGAAACAGGCTATGGATAATCCTACCAATCCATATTCCCGTGGTACTGAGAGGATTCCTGGAACCCATAGACATCTTCATGGTGGTGGTGGATCTGGTGCAAGAGAAGAAGGTCTCGCAAGAGGAAAGAAAAAAGTAAAAGGTGAGAAGAAGGAAAGAGCATGGAATGATGCACCAACTCCTGCACAGAAAGTTAAGGCTAAAAGAGATGCAGCAGATAAAACGAATAGGTCTTATTATGGTGGAGGATCTAGAAGAATGTATGAGGGTTATGATAAACCCGATGAGAAACTGAAGACTGATAGGGATATGTTTAATGTTCCTAAAGATGAGCAGGATTCAGCAAAAGCACGACTTCTTGCAAAAGCAAAGAAGATGAGAGAAAAAAAAAAGTTAACTGAGGGTAGTGAAGCAAAATCTTGCCCTGATGGGAAGTACTGGTGTTTTGATGATGAAAAGTGCAAAAAGATTCCAAAAGGGTATTCAGTAGGACGTGGTGGGTATCTTTCAAGGGAAGATGATGATGATATCGAAGTTAACGATATGGGAGATGGTGACGGTGGTGATGGTGGAGGACTGGGTGAAAGCAATCTTCAAGAAATTGCACCACTTGCTCTTGGTGGTTTGGCATTAAAAGGTATTGGTGCGGGATTGGCAGGATATTCTGCTTATAGTGCGGGAAAGAATTTGCAAAAAGGAAATTATGGTGCTGCTGCTTTAGATGCTCTTGGTGCTATTCCTGGTGTTGGTATATTTGGCAAAGGAGCAAAAGTAGCAAAGGGAGCAAGAGCAGCAAGAAATGCAGGAAGAGTAAATTCAGTATCTAAGGCAGCAAGAACTGGCAAAAATGCAAATAAAGCAAAAAAAATAACTGGAGTAAAGAGAAATGTTCTTGGTAATGTAGCATCTAATGCTCTTAATAAGATTACTAATAATTCCGGTTCTGATAATTCCCCATCTAAAAAATATGGTGCTAGTGCTAAAGATATGGATGCACCTGATAGTAAAGATGCATTGGAAAAGTATAGAAAGATGATTGCTAAGAAAAAGCAAGAGACTAATGTAGATGAAAATTACAATCATTCTAATTGGAGAGATGATTTCTCTGCATTGGAAGTTGAAAGTTTTGATATTATCAAAGCAGAACCTCTAACACCATCAAAAGGTATTGGTAGTGACATGCTTGGTGAAAAGTGTTGGCCAGGTTATACGAAAAAAGGTATGAAAACTATGTTTGGGAAAAGGTATCCAAACTGTGTTAAGAAGAAAAGTAAATAAATAAAAGTAAAAAGTAAGATGAAACCAACTCCAAAAGAAGCAAAGAAAATTCATGAGCACTATGAAGTTGTAGTAGAACATCTTATTAAAGAAGGATATTCTACGGATAAAGAGGGTGCTGATAGAGTTATTGAGGGTATGAGTGATATGTGGTTTAATCTCATTATCAACGACTGAGGACAGTCTGGGAACTGTCCCTAATCCCTGCCAAGACCCCTGATGGGTGCTATGATTACAGAGTAATCAACAAAGGGGTCGCACCTAATGAACGTCATCGAGTTCACCAATTCTTCTGCCGTTGCTAAAGTTGGTATCGACCAAGGAGAGTCTCAAGTTGGTGTTGCTTTTACGTCTAATCCCGAAAAATACTATATGTTTCAATGTGATAATGTTGATGGATTTGTTGAGAGTCTGAATAAGACTGTCTCCGAAGAGGAGAGTGTTGGGAAGTTTATTTCTCAACTGCGTAAAGAAGGTACTTTGACTGCTGTCTGAACACTTGACATTCTAGGGGTTATCCTCTAGGATGTTCTTATGGGACTATCGCATATTGGTTAATGCCCACTGCTTATAACGGTGTGAACCGGGTTCAATTCCCGGTAGTCCTACTTAGGAACTTGAGACGTTCCAACCAAGGTGCTCATCGGTTCGGATATACCGAAACCCTGTAGGTGAGGGTAAACCCCCTTGGATATTCACAACGGAAATTGTGTCTTACTCCATTATAAACTGTCAGTATGTTGGGTGTAATGCCCACATAGCATACGGATAAGTATAATGCCTTGCGAGTATGGCGGAATCGGTAGACGCACCAGACTTAAAATCTGTTGAGAGCAATCTCGTGGGAGTTCAAGTCTCCCTACTCGCACTTTGTTCATCTTATTATGATTACTACAGAACAGTTCAAAGAAATCTGTGAGACTCAGATTGATTGGAACAAAGTATTTGGAACATTTCGAGATGTTTCTGAAGACCCTGGTTTGAAGAGTAATTCTGACAACTTCTTTCGTTCAAAGGCATTTGAACTTGCAGTATCTTGTTTTTCACCATTTAAGTATGTTGATGAAGATGGTGTAGACTTCCACATGGATTGCAATGGGGAAACTATTCGTATCGAGCAAAAAGCACTAAAGGGTTTCTTTTACGGAAATGGTAAGTGTAAACAAGTGAAGATGAAGAATTACCGAGGAGATACAAGTGAATCAACATTTAATCGGTATAAGACAGAGAATAAGTTTGACTTCGTTATGATTATTGATTACAAGAATTATAAGGTTGCTGTTGCTTCCCGTGAAGTTGCACAGAGTTGCTACATAAGCAAGGGTGATGGTGTTTTCTCTATTTTCACTCCAAAAGATATGACAACTTTGAACATTGATTTGGATTATTTCTCATTACCATCTTCAAATGTTCGATTGTCCGAAACAGTCAACAGCACAATTGTAAATTGGATTAGGAATAGGTAAATGTTGAATTTATTAAAACTAAGTATTGCTTACACACGTTGGGGTAAATTAACTATTGAAGATATGGAATTAATTTGTAAATCACCATTTGGCAAAGTAATGGGTGCATGTTATATTAGAAGTACAAGATTATCTCTATGGAGTTGTAATACTTTAGAATGAATCAATTTCCACTTAAAACATGTTTGAGGTATCCAGGTGGTAAAAGTAAAGCACTAAAAACTCTTGCACCTTGGTTTCCTACTGACTTCAAAGAGTTTAGAGAACCATTCTTGGGTGGTGGTAGTATCTCATTGCTCATCAGTCAAAATTATACCAAGACACCTATTTGGGTGAATGACAAATATTTTTATTTGTATAACTTCTGGATTCAACTTCGTGATAATGGATTGGCATTATCTGAAAAGTTGAGGAATATTAAAGAAGAAGTAAATGGTGACGATGAAGCACATAAAGAGTTGTTCAAACAATATCAGAGTGATATTGAAACTCTAGAACCATTTGAACAAGCAGTTGCTTTCTTCGTGATGAATAAGTGTTCTTATTCTGGTTTGACTGAAAACTCCACGTTTTCTGTTCAAGCATCACGTTCTAACTTTTCTTTGGTTGGTATTGATAAACTTCCAAAGTATTCTTATATTATCAGAGATTGGAAAATAACTAATATTGATTATGCAGAAGTGATGAATGCTCCTGGGGAAAATGCATTTATTTTTCTTGACCCTCCATACGATATTAAAGATTTCCTATATGGTACTGGTCGCAAACTTCATTCTTCTTTTAGTCATGAGAGGTTTGCTGATGATGTTGATTCATGTCCACATCGATTCATGATTACTTACAATGTAAATGAGTGGTTGTTGAATAGATATAAAGAGTATAATTTGAATGAGTGGAAACTTCGTTATTCCATGGTTCATAGAGGTCAGAAGGGAACTAATGATAATGTAAAGACTGAGTTATTAGTTACCAACTATAATCTTCAAGACCTGACATTATAAATAAAAATATTCAGGCAGTTTTAAATAGACATGAAATCTCAAGATTTAAGAAATTTAAGAGAACTAACTAACGGAATCCTTTCTGAGTCTACTCAAGGACAAGAAAGTTTCATGAATAGTTGGCCCTATACTGCACCTTATCTAACTGAAGAAAGTGATCTTGTTGAGGGACCAGTAGGAGAATTTGCTGATGGGGTTGCAAGAACCGCAGGAAGAGTTGTTGGTGGTGCTGAGAGAGCAATACAAACAGGACCTGCATACTTAAAGCAAAAAGTTAAGAATGTTAAGAGTACTTTTGATAGTGCAAGAGAAAGAACCAGGAAAAATATTCCTCCAAATATGACCAAGGGACCATCTACTCCTCGTCCTAGTGCTCAAAGTGCTGTTAAGAGAGGTGGACAAGTTCAGCATATGGGAAGAGACCTTAATAACTCAGTAGACTTGTTTGATCTTCTATCCGACTTCTTAGTTTCTGAAGGTTATTCTGAGAAAGAGTCACTTGAAATGATGGCAATCATGACTGAAGAGCAAAAAAATGAAATTATTGAATTTGTTGCTGCACCCTGAAAACTAATTAATCTATATAAAAATTATTCTTTATTATGGTAAAAGAGGCAGAAATTTACAGTTGGTTTGGATTGCCAATTTATGAATCAGAAATAGATTATTTTCCTGTTTTTCAGGATAGAATGCTTAAATATTGTGAAAAATATTATGAAACTAATAAGCATCTAAAGACAAGTAATGGTGCTTTAACGGGTGATACACATGGAACCGCACCTAATGTTTGTAAAACATCAGGTGATTTTTATTACTTAGCACATGCTATTGGTTTTCATACTGTTAGTTACTTAAGGGAACTTGGAGTTGATACTGAAAAAGTAGATTTAAATATTATAAAATCTTGGCCAGTTTGTTGTGAAAAGGGTTCGTATATAAAACCACATAACCACATTGGTTCACATTTAAGTGCTGTTTATTACATTCAAAAAGAAACAGATAGTGAAACTGGGAAGTTAAGATTTCATAGAGGAGACGATTTTTTGAGAAGACTCCCTATTCGTGGACATGGTATGTTTAGTGAAACGTCACTTAGTCGCAATCATATTGATTATAACTTGGGTAGTAACAGTATAATAATTTTTCCTTCTTCAATAGAACATGAAGTTTTAAAATACGAAGGAGATTCTATGAGGTATTCGGTTAGTGCTGATATTATGATAACTGCAAAATCTGAAATTGGTAACGTTGAGAATGTTTGCACAGACCCATCAACATGGATTTCTACACCATTTTCTTGACACGATAGATGTTTTTTGGTATGATAAATGAATCGGATATGGGTAGGTGTCCGAGTGGTTAAAGGAGACGGACTGTAAATCCGTTAGCTATGCTTACGTTGGTTCAAATCCAACTCTACCCATGCTGGAGAGGTGGTCGAGTGGTTTATGGCACTGGTCTTGAAAACCAGCGATGTGAAAGCATCCGTGGGTTCAAATCCCACCCTCTCCGTTGACAATTATATTGTATGTTGTATAATTGTCTTATTGGGTGAATAACTCAGTGGTAGAGTTCCTCTTTTACACGGAGGCAGTCGGGGGTTCAAATCCCTCTTCACCCATTGGAAATCGACAGGTTTTCATATTATCCAATTCGGAATGTAGCTCAGTTTGGTAGAGCACTCGCTTTGGGAGCGAGATGCCGTAGGTTCAAATCCTATCATTCCGACTTCCTCTATATAGAGGAACAAATAAAATACATGATGTTATGAAAATAAATTTATGGTATTGCACTGATATGGGTCAGTGGAGATGGACTCTTACTACTGATGAAGAAAGTAGTCCAGTAAAAATGGAATCAGGTCAAAGACCTTTTCTTAAAGATGCCATGAATGATGTTGCCAACACTGTTGAGTATCTTTTAGATAAAAAGTAATAATGTTTTATTTTTTTCCTATTGATTTTGTTTATTCCAACAAAGTAAAAAATCATAATAATATAAAGAATAAAATATTAAATGAAATTCAGTCCAGAGTAGACAATGAGAAGGGATGTGTCTCTATTGACCATGTATTTCAAAGTTACTATAATGGAAATGAATACAATAGTTTTTTATTTGATAAAGAAATTTTAAACAATGTTGTCTGGAAACCACTAGAGCAAATGCTTAGTGAATTGAAAGAAAAATTTGAGTTTCCCTGGTTAAATCCAGAGTCATCTATTATACTTAATTGTTGGTATAATAGATATGATAAAGGTGATTACATTGGATTACATGATCATCTTGCAGATGGTCGTGATGGATATACACCATCCTTTTCTTTTGTATACATAGTTGATACTGATGGTCAAGAAAATACTACAGTTTTCAGGAAAAGAAGTCCTTTAACATGTGGTCCAGTATTTGGTCAACAGTTATACGATACAAGAGAAGAAAAAAGTATTGGTGAAGGTTCTGTGGTAATATTTCCATGTCATTTAGAACACTTTGTTCTACCTGAATCGGGGAAAAAAATTACTTGCCAATTTAATATTGGAACAAAGTATTAAGCAGCAATCCTCTTTAGCTCAGCGGTAGAGCGAACGACTGTTAATCGTTTGGTCCCTGGTTCGATCCCAGGAAGGGGAGTTTGTCGATGTGGTGGAATTGGTAGACACGCAAGGTTTAGGTTCTTGTGTCGCAAGACGTGAAGGTTCAAGTCCTTTCATCGACATTGTAGTTCTAACTACTACAAATTATGAATAAAAAAATCTATGTAGTTACATGGACTAATCACATTGTTGGTCAAGTTGGTCCAGAAGATATTAGATGTTTTGATGATCATGCAACTGCAATTGCTTTTGCAAAACTTATGACTAATCATTATAATTACGTAAATACTTTTGAAGATTATGTATCCGAATAATAAGTATGATTTTGGAGGACTTGAAAGGCATCCTGCTAACATACTAAGATTGATTAGTGAGTTAGAGGGTTCTTATCAACTTTGTAAGTATATGGGTTTTGAAGAGGATATGAAAATCCTTGATGAAATGAAAAAACCATATTATAAGTTATACTTTAAACTTAAAAAAGAGGGGAATTAACTCAGTTGGTAGAGTGCAACCTTTGCAAGGTTGAAGTCAGGAGTTCGAGTCTCCTATTCTCCATTTTGCTCTAAACACATGAAATTAATTAAACATAATAATTTCATTTACGAATATGAAAATTTTGTTGATGATGAAATCTGCGATCAATTCATAGAACTGATTGAGAAGGAAAAAAATAGTATTATTTCTAATAACAAGTCTAGTGGTAAAAATAAAGTTAGAAATAATATTGCATTTAATATAACAGAGTTATCTAATGAATATAAATTTGTAAAAATAGTAGATATGGAAGCAAGTGCATTAATTTCCAAATCTATAACCAACTATTATGATGATAATATATTAGTAAATAAGTATTCAAATATGTTTTCTAGTAAATCTAAAGATTATAATATGAAATTAATCTATAGATTTTATGATGAAAATGATTATTATAATTGGCATATAGACTCATCAAAAAATGGAAATTTCGTACTTTCTATAATCATATATTTAAATGATGATTTTGATGGTGGTGCAACACTATTTTTGAATGATAAAGTAAAAGTTAAACCCAAAAAGGGAAGTGTTTTGGTATTTCCCTGTGATATGAGAACAATACATAAAGGGACAAAAGTAACATCTGGTACGAAGAAAATAATTTGGACTTGCCTTGAGGAAAAAATATGCTAATATATACAGTGTTCAAGAGGTTGCAAAGTCTGTTGTTCTGGACAGGAGTTCGATTCTCCTCACCTCCATTCATGGGGGTGCCATGGTTTCGACAGGGCAAAAAGGTTGTAATTGTTGACGGAACAAAACCATAGATGCAAACACATCTGATTCCGCAGCGAATAATATCGTTGCATTCTCCCGCACTCGCACACTTGCGACTGCCTAAATGGGAGATGGGGGATAGGTTATCCTTCTAATCCAATAACCCTTGGGGGGTGTAATGCCCTCTATTTTCATAAATAATCGAAGTTAATATATAGTTTATAAATTTATGAAAACTTTAATACTTAGGGGTGCATCCAATTCTGCACCATTTGTAGCAGCAGCAACAGTAGCAGTTTTTAGTGCTATTATTGGATTTGGTTTCTATCATGGGGTATTTCACATGAATGGAAATTCAAGTCATTGTCATACTGAAGGCATTTGTCATAACCATTAATATGAAAAAAACTATTATTATTTCTTTGATTGCATCTTGTGTCAGTATTATTACATGGGAATGGATGCACATTGTATATGAAATTGATGACCAATCACAACAAGTAGTTTCAATTAATTAAAACCATGGGAAGATTTAGAGACTTATTTCAAGGAAAAGCACAAAACGATGGACTGACTGCACCAGCAGCAGCACCTATTGTTGAGGAAGTTGCTCCACCTGTTGCCGAAGAAGCACCAGCACAAGAAGAAGTATTTGCACCAGAAACTGTTGCTGAAGAAGCAGAAGTTTCCGCACCAGAGGAAGAGTGAGACCAGTAGTTTAACTGTCCACTAAACCCACCATACAGTCCGAGACATGCTATGATTACGAAGTAATCAAAACAGAAGCATGACTCGGATTTTTATTGAAAAGGAGCAGATTGAAGAGATCAATGACTTTGACTTACATGAAATTTTTGATGAGATTGCATATAAAGATATGGAATCAATGATTGAAACTGAGCAAGAAGACTGGTTCGGCAATCAAGATGACATTCTCATCAACCTCTGATTTTTATTCAACTCTCTAATTTTTCTACATAATGGGAACACGTTCACGCATCGGTATTCAACTTTCAGATGACTCTATTCTTTCTGTTTATCATCACTGGGATGGTTATCCTACTTGGTTGGGTCGGATTCTTAAGACGCACTACAATACGAAGGAGAAAGTATCCGAACTGATTGATGGTGGTGATATGTCTTGTGCATGGACAAAAGAACGTTGGACTGGTAAAGAACTTGCTCCTTATGTAAAAGAGATTAAAGAAGAAGAAGAATATGGTCCACAATATTATGCACAACGTGGTGATGATTGTCCTCCTCATCTCGATAACAATGTGGCAGAATATCTAAGTGATGGTGAAGAGTATGCTTATATTTTTACACCAACTGGTGAATGGGTATGCTATGATATGAATCAGTTTGATCATAGAAAAAAACCTGAAATCGTTGAAATCTCTAACACTCCCCTGCACGTTTGATGACTAAAAGAAAAATGATTTGCGTTCAACCGAAAACTAGCATTGCAAACATTCGGTTTGAATTAGACATGGACAAACTTCATAGTTGCTACGTTGATGATGAGAATAATGGAATTTTTTCTCTTACGTCTATCAATAAAAAATATAAGTTTAGAATGAATGCGAAGAATGATGATAATTGGGAACTTGTTAAATAACTTAAGATAAAACTAAAATATGGACATTGATGAGTTAATTTATTTTGAACAAAACTCTCTTACGAGAGAGTTTTGTAATCATGTAATTGATAAATTTAAAACTTCTGAACATAGAAGAAAAGGAATAACTGGTGGGGGATATACTCCAGATACTAAGTTATCCATAGACATGTCACTTTCAGATGCTAATAATTGGGGAGAGGAAGATAAAATATTAAGTGAAGTATTATTTGGAGCAATAAAAAGGTATTCAGAATATTTAAATTGTATACTGCCAGGTATGGGTAGTGCTCTCTGTAGTGATGGAGTATATGATACTGGATACCAACTTCAAGAAACAAAACCATATGAATTTTATACATGGCATCATGATTTTTGTTCTGGGAATGTAGATGAGACAACAACAACAAATAGAATAGTAACTTTTCTGTGGTATTTGAATGATGTTAAAGAAAATGGATATACAGAGTTTGTTGGAGGTACAAGGGTTCAACCAGAGTGCGGGAAGTTGATGTTATTCCCAGCAACTTGGACATATCAACATAGAGGGTATCCACCTAAAAGAGAAGTCAAATACATATGCACGGGATGGATATGGAAACAAGAAAAACAAATATCTATTAGTGAAGATGAAAGACATATTCCTGAGTAAAAATATTTTTGTAATATCATTAAAAAGTAGACAAGATAGGAAAAAATTATTTGAAGAAACTAATAGTAAATTTATTGAATATAATTTCTTTGATGCAATAAATGGATACGAAATAGATTATGATTGGATTTTGGAAAGAGGATTTGATATTGATAAAAATTGGAGAGATCCTGAATTCAAAACACCTATTTTGAAAGGTGAAGTTGGTTGCTTTTTATCACATTATTATCTTTGGAAAAAATGCTTAGATGAAGACAAACCAATAATAATTCTTGAAGATGATGCAATACTTAAACATAAAATACCATTCAATCAACTTGATAATCTTATTAATGATTATGACTTGATATATTTTGACTGGAGGGAGCAATTTAATGTGGTAAAAATAAATGATTATCTATCACTTCCAGTATATCCATATTGCACTCATGGTTACTTAATTACACCATTAGCAGCAAGAGAATTGATTGGTGATAAGAACAGTATTATTCCAGTAGATGAATATATAACAAACCACTTGCATAAGTTTAATGTTTGCGGATATAATAAGGAAAATAGATTTTTAAGTTCATGGGATAGGGATATACTTCAAACTGATATTCCTGATGGAATAGACACTATTAAAACAAATTATTTCTTAGAAAAAAGATTTACAATGAATAATGAATTGTTAGAAAATGGATATGCTGTTATCCGTAATTTTATTGAAATTGATGATGCAGTATCTATCAGTAATAAGTTAAAAAAACAAATAAGTTTGGGGGATTGTATTAAAGATACTCAGGTATCAAATGCTCCTGCTATGTACAATCCTATTGTTGGTGTAGAATTACTTGTTAATAAAAACGAAGAGGTTTCTAAAATTATCGAGGAGGATGTACTTCCAACTTATTGCTACTCAAGAAATTATTGTAATCAATCTGTATTAACAAAGCATGTAGATAGATCTGAATGTGAAATATCATTGACAGTTCATTTGGAAGGTGATGAACCTTGGGAATTTTTTGTAGAAACACCAAATAAGGAAACTAAATCAGTAGTTTTAGAATCTGGAGATGCAATTATTTACTTAGGAACTGAAAGACCTCATTGGAGGGAACCATATGAAGGAGAATCTTATACACAAATATTTCTTCATTATGTAAGAAAAAATGGAGAGTATGCGGATAGGTATTTTGATAGAACTAAGAAAAAAATAGATTATAGTGACATGATATATCATGTTGATAATTTTCTTGATACTTCAATTTGCGATAAAGTTATTGAAGAATATAATAGGTTCGATGAATGGCAGCAATCTAAAATTTCTTCAGGAGAACCTGACATAGACGTTAGAAATTGTTCCTCGATAGATATTTCATATGATGATGTGATGTCTAAAAATCAAGAAAAGAGAAAGGAATATGATGACATGTTTTTTCAAAAAGTAAAAGAAATATATCAACGTTATGAATCCAAATATCCTGAAATGCAATTAACTTGTGCTCAAGATGAAGGATATACATTGTTAAAATATTCTGTTGGTGGAAAGTACATAGAACACACAGATCATTTCAAAGACAGACCAAGAAGTTTAACTATAATTTTTAATTTAAACGATGATTATGAAGGTGGAGAACTTACTTTCTGGGGAAGAACAAAAATATACAAATTAAAGAAGGGTGATGGTATTATATTTCCATCAAATTTCATGTATCCTCATGAAATTATGCCAGTTACATCTGGAACTAGATACTCTATGATTACTTGGATGATTTAACTATGATGTTTGACGAACCACTAATTAATTCCCTTCAGGGAACAATGGCAACAATAGACCCATATTCTGTGAAGAGAGAGGCAATTACAGAGCACAGATTAGACCTTATTGAAGATAGACTCACTAGAATCGAAATCCTCCTCAGGGACGGTCGTAGAGGTGGCACAGACGCACTTGATTGGGAGTGAAAATCGTGTATATTAGAAGGGTAGAGCAAATGACTGATGGAATTTTCCAATCTCTCTAAAATCAAACCAAAATTTCGCACTAATGGTCGAGTTTCTGGTAACTTTGGAAAAAACAAAGTAAATGCAGGTTCTCCTATGAAGGACATTGGTGTTACTAACGCAACTAATTTGAAAATGACTACTCAAAATGATTATCTTCAACGTTTGCGTGATGCTTACGGCACCACAGAAAATCCTCGTATGAGGGAATTTATCTATCTTGAAATGCGTAAAATTCTTGTGCAAAGAGGACAATGGGTAGGGTAAAAAATGGATACGAAATCATTGAGAATGTCTACAATCAACTTATTGATCTTGTAGAACATGAAGAAAAACTTCATCAGATGGATATGAGTCTCATTCATTTTCATCTTGATGATCTTAAGTATGAGATTATTCCAAGAATTGAGGAAATTGTCTATTATGACCCAACACCTTAATTGACTACATATTGTTGAGTGAAGTGCCAGTATTTTTTCTGGCACGTTCTACTTGCAAAACCCCCAAAACCCTGTTATACTTACAAAGTAACCAATCAATAACGGACTGGATTCTAAACTGTCAAATGACTTACGATAGCAAAACCCTTCAACAATACGAAAAAGAACTGAAGGATTCAAAGAAAAAATTCGATAAACTTTCTAAACAGTATAGAAAGTGTACCAGTTATTATCAAGCAGAACTTCTGTATGATGATTTGTCAATTTTGAATGAAGACATCTCTCAACTCAAACTTCTTGTAAAGGAAATGAGGGAAGAGAAAAAACTTGCTAAACTTATCGAAAATGGTTGAATTTAACTACGATCTTTACAGTCAAATTCTAGAATACGAGAAACCAAACATGAATCTTGAAGATTTTATCGATAGCATTGTAGATAATACTCATGTAAGAAATGACTTTTTACAAGAGTATGTTGATGAAATCATCGACTCTATGAGTCCAAAAGATATTGCTAAAGCATATTCAAAAATCCTTTTGAATAGTCTAAACTCTAGAGTTGAATATCATCAGGAGGATATGATTGTTAAAGAGTGTTATGAGCAATTCCCATACGTTCTTGACCGTTTTAATGTCAATATGAAAGAAGAATAATTTTTACTTATAACTTGCGAACTAATATAAATCTGTTATAATTACTAATGTGATTCAAGGAGTTCCCCAATGATTGACACCTGTCGTTTACACGATGATTACGAAAATTTCGCAAAAAGTTTTCTTGGTATTGATTATGAAGATTATGTGAACATGCAGTATAGTCTCAATGATGATTCTTATGAAATTGAATTTGACAATGCTCTAAACTATTGAATCTAAAACGGGAGTATTTCTCCCCTTATTTGTCTTGTTAGCTCAGATGGATAGAGCAACTGCCTTCTAAGCAGTCGGTCGAAGGTTCGAGTCCTTCACAAGACGTTTTTACCATATAATCAAAATGAAACCAGTAGAATCAAATCAACAACTAATTGATAGATTTGTAAAGAGAACCAAGCAACTTCAAACAAGACTTGAAGAGTTGCAAGAATCTTATGATGAATATGTAAAAATAGAAGGTGACTTAAAACGTCTTGAAGGTTCTATGCAAGTTGTTCAATATATTGAATTTGGTAGACTTCCTGGTGATGGTAATCATGATGGAATGAAAGAACATAAACCACATGGATAAAGGGCAACTAATAACTAACGTCTTACCAACTGAATTATTTTTTACCCTTCAGGATAATTGGAATTATTGTGGATGGCAATTAGAAAATAAATCATATGAGGGTGATAGTTTATGTTGGGGACTTTCTAAAAATAATAGAAATGATAATTTATCTTGGTTCAAAGCAGCAACCATTATTAAATTAAAATGTCAAAAATATATCAGAAAACCAATTCAATTAACTAGAATTCATGTGAATGGACAAACGAGAGGACAATATAGTTCCTTTCATGTAGATAGTGATAATATGATAGATGAATGGTCATTTATATTATTCACAGAATCTCATTGGGATGTTCAATGGGGTGGAGAGTTTATCTGTAAAAATCCTATAACAGATACTTATGAGTATTTTACATATATTCCTAATGGTGGTGCTTTAATACCATCATATTGGGAACACTATGGTCAATCACCAAATCAAACTACAGATTTATTAAGAACAACTGTAGCATTTTTTTATAAAGATTCTAAAAATCTACAAAAGAATATTGATGATGGTTCACTCAATCCAAGACAATTATTATTTCTTTGACACCTAGATACTTATGAGGTAAACTCATAAAAAACCTTCTATGGACTATTATCGGATTCAACCAAATAATACAATTTTAGTTCTAAATGCAACTTATGAACCAATTAACTTTTGTAATTGGAGAAGAGCAGTTGTATTGTTGATGAAGGAAAAAGCACAGTTACTATCAGGAACTGTTATTAGACTAGTAAATTATATTAAAATTCCATATCGACTTATGATGTCACATAAACCATCAAGGTCTATGATTTATAAACGTGATGGTAATAAGTGTCAGTATTGTGGAGCAACAAAAAATTTGACTATTGACCATATACATCCACGTTCTTTAGGTGGACAAGATACTTGGGAAAATTTAGTTACTGCATGTTCTAGTTGTAATAGTAAAAAGGGAGGAAAACTTCTTAAGGAAACTAATATGGTTCTGAGAAAGAAACCAACAACACCATTGAATAAAATAACTTTATCACTTGATAAAACTAATAATCCTGAATGGAAAGAGTATTGTTATGTCTAAATTTTCTAATGA